GTTAAGTCAAGTTAATTTTAATGATGAAGTAAAAACATTGAAATTAGAATCACAAATGGGTTTAATGTTGTCGGCAAAAGATAAAAGATATTCTTTAGATGACATAATTGATGTTGCAACTTCAAAAAATTTGGCTACTACTAGAAAAAAAATGTGGAGAATAATGGATCACTCTGCACAAGATTTAGCTGGTCTTCTTTATGGTTTTCTTGGTAAAGGAAAAAAAGGAGAAAAACAATTAGAATTTTTTACTGATAACTTAATAAAACCTTTTAGTAAAGCAGTAATGTCATTAGATATATCTAGACAATTATCTAGTAGAAAATATAAACAGTTTTTAAAAGATAATCCTAATTTCCACAAAGAAATGGAGAAAGAAACTGGAATTTCTGGTTTTAACTATGATCAAGCATTAAGAATATACCTCTATACTAAAAATGGTTCTAAAGTTCCTGGTGTTAATGATGCAACGCTACAAAAAATAAAAGGAAAAATAATAACATATCCAGGTAATAAAATGTTAAAATATGCTAGTAATTTATCTAGTATTATGAGACAAGATTCATATTGGATAGATCCAGATGTTAACTCATGGCAAACTGATACTATTAGACAAGATATACTTAGATCAATAGATCAACTTTCAAGGAAAAAATTCTTAGGACCTTTTATTGAGAATAAAAATGCTATTTTTAGTGAAAACAATATAAATAAAATAAGAGCAACTTATGGTGAGAAGTATTTAAAAGCATTACTAAATATTTTAACTAGAATGGAAACTGGAAAACTCTCAAACAAAAATGATCGTTTCATGAATGGAGCGTTAAATTGGGTGAGAGGTTCTGTTGCGTCCACAATGTTTTTAAACACTAGAACAGCATCACTACAAACATTATCTACTTTTAATTATATTAATTGGTCAGACAACAATATATATCATTTTGGCAAGGCGTTGGTAGGAAACCCTACACAATGGGCAAAAGATTTCAAATACATAATGTATTCTGATTTTTTAAAAGAAAGAAGGGGAGGTTTAAGAACTGATGTTAACGAGGCAGAGATTGCTGATGCAATTAAGAGAAATAAAGGATTTAAAGGTGTTTTAGGTTTAGTTTTACAAAAAGGTTTTGTTTTTACTAAAGCTGGTGATGCTTTTGCGATTGCCGCGGGTGGAGCTAGTTTTTACAGAAATAGAATAAATACATATACAGCAAAAGGTTTTTCAAAAGTAGAAGCAGAAAGAAAAGCTTTTATAGATTTTCAAGAGGTTACTGAAGAAACACAACAGTCTGCAAGAGCTGATAGATTATCAATGCAACAGACTAGCACCGCTGGTAAATGGATATTATCATTTCAAAACACACCAATGCAATATACTAGATTAATAGAAAAAGCCGGTTTAGATTTAATAAATGGTAGAGGTAATCCAAAAGAAAAAGTAAGTAAAATATTATATTATTCATTTTTACAAAATATGATGTTTGCTGCATTACAACAAGGTTTATTTAGTATGTTATTTCCAGGAGAAGATGAAGACGAAGAAACAAAAAGAAATGAAAGAAAAATAAGTTATATAGCAAACAACATGTTAGATACATTAGTTAGAGGTACGGGCATTAAAGGTGCTATTTTTTCAATGGTAAAAAATGCTAGTAAAAAGTTATATGACGAAAACAAAAAAGTTGAGGAAGGAAAAGGACAATTTGATGTGGCTGCAATTATAGGTGAAGTTTTTAATATTGGTCCTTCAATAGGTATTAAATATAGAGACATGTATGATGCTTTGACAGATTACAAGTATAAAAAAAAATCTTTTAAAAAAATGGGTATATCTATAGAAAATCCTGTATTAGATATGATAGGTAGCTCTGCTTCATTTTTTAATGTGCCCTTAGATAGGGTTGTTTCAAAAGCTAGAAACGTTAAAGACGCTTTAGATGTTGAAACAGAAACATGGCAAAAAATAGCATTATTATCTGGTTGGAACAGGTGGACCGTAAACTTTGAACCAGATGATAGTTATTACTCTATAAGATCAAAAGGTAAAAGAAAAACAAGAAAAATTAGACCAAACAACTCTGCATCAAGCAGATATTCAAAAAGAAAAAAATATAATTAACTATGGAATGGCAAGATATTAAACTAATGGCCTTTAATGGTGCAACACTTACACTATCTATGACAGAGATGGAAACAATATTAAAAATAATATTATTGTTAGTTTCTATAGGTTTTACAATAGCCCGATGGTATGACATACATAAAAAAAATCAATCTAATAAGTAGTTTATTGTTTTGTACAATAATATCTGCACAAGATATTAAAATAAACGATATAAAAAATTCAATTCAAACTGGTCCTTTAGTCGGCAATAAGAACGTTGGGTTTGGTTTGAAAAACATATTAGAGGAAGTGGTTCAGGATCAAGATTATAACTTAAATGATAGAAGTAAAAATGTTTTAGATGTTGAACTAATTTATTTTGATGTAAAACGTACTCAGTCAAATATTGCGTTGTATAGCAAATCATCGAGTCAAACCGAAATAATTGCTATTGCTAAATATAAAAAGAAAAAAGTAAAAGTAAAAGGCACATCAAAAGATATAACTACATCTTTAATTTTATTAAATGAACAAGGTAAGTTTACACAAAATAGTGTAAGCGTTGCGTTAAAAAAATTATCCGAAAACATTATTAAGAAATTAAAACTATGAGAAAACTATTGTTTTTATTATTACCATTATTCTGTTTATCGCAAGACTTAAAACTTGATCACAGTTACACAAACGCCGAGGATTTTGCGGTTGGTGATACTATAACAATAAAGTTTAATACAATACAGGTTACAGAAAATGTAGATCCCAACTTGTATATATTTGATTATGAGTACAATAACAAATTGCTACAAAAGATTGCTCATAGATTTAAAGTAACCGATAACTCAGCTAACACAAACGCACAAACATCGTTAACACACTGGGACGGTTATAAATATAAGGTTTTAAGCACTTATGATGAAGATAATCTTTCAGCACAATATTTACACGGTTGGTTTAATAGAACACAAGTTCAAGGAGATACTAATTCATATCCCACGGATAACGATTGGTCAGTTGAAAGAATAACGATTCAAGATGGTGTAGGTATAACATATAATAATACTTTAATTGAAGTTGATTTTAAAATTAAAGATAAGATTAATACTAACTACAGTAATTATAATAATGTAACACATCTTAACTGGATGAGAGCTGAGGATAATTCAACATCAACAAAATACGATGTTGATGCAATGCAGCAAAAAATAACATTATCGAACGTTGAAGGTGGTGATGCGGGTAGTGTTACTATAAATCTTAAAACAGAGAACGACAAACCAACACATTACAAATACGATATATTAAGTAATAATAATAGTATAGCTAGTGGTAACTTTGATGCTAATTCCCAAGCTATTGTAACCGGTTTAGAAAACGATGTTAAATACAATATTAACATTACTGTTGATAATGAATTAGCGTCGGATTGGTTAGATGATGTGGTCACTGTTACTGATGTATTTTTAGTATTTAAAGAGGCTATTGGCGCTGGTTCTAGCCCAAGTAGTTCAGCAAGTACGTTTACGCACGCTCTACAATCTTTATTAGGAGAGGTTAATAATAGTGGCAACGTAGACTTTGATGATTCCTACGTTATGCTAAGCCACATAATGGACGAAAACATTAGTGAATATTTTACCAGCTCTACTAACGGTGCTAAAGATATTTGGGGTGAAAAAACTCAATATGGGTATGCTACGGACGATTATTATTTCGGACAAAAAAAACATTTTACACCTACTGATTCTAATAAGGTTTTTGATTTTGGTCACGGACTTATTGGAGATGTAGATTTTTCACATTCTTTTGAGCCTATTGTTGAAGACGATGACGAAGGAATTCCAAGGATGCCTAGTGTGCAGGGTAAAATTGAAAATTTAGATTTAGATATTTCAACAAGTTTAGTTAACGATAAAGTGGAATTATTAGTTGAGCTCGAAAAAGATTATTTAGCGGGCATGCAATTTGTAATTCAGTTTGACGATACTATATTAGAATTTGAAGAGGTTCAATTCGATACAGGCAATCTATTAACTAATTTTGCAACAGAGCGCGATAATAAATTATATTTTGGTAGCATTAGTGTAGAGAACCAAGAAAGCATCAAGGTTGGTAAACCTTATAAAATTATATTTAATACAAAACAAACCGTAACAAATGCATCGGGTTTAATTTATTTTAAAACAACAGATGCTGTTACAAGCGATGGAACTAAAGTAATTTTAAAAATACAATAATGAAAAAACTTTTTATACTATTTTTATTTATAAGTTGTACCACGGAGGTATACAATGAAAGACCAATACAAGAAGTGCCACAATCTTTATTTATGCCTCAAGCTGTAGGTTTAAAACTTGAAAGCTATATAGTACAAGATAAAGTAAGAATAAATACTAAGTTACCTTCTGATGGTGATTATAGAATTAAAATATTAGATTTCACAAATACTATAATTAATCAAGAAATAATAAAAGGCAAAGAAGGAGATAACATATTAAATATATACGTTAATTCATTGCCAGTTAGCTCATACACCGTGGAGCTGTATACTAAAAACAATCAATTCATAGGTCGACAAACCTTTTCAATGAAGTAATATGAAGGAATTAAAAAATCAAATAATAGCTACAGTAGGTTTAATTATAACTGCAGCTGGTGGAATACTCATAGCTAACATGGAAGCCATATTTAGCCCTGAAGATGATTCACCTCCACCAACAATGGAACAAACAATAACAATACCCCCGAGTGTTGTAAAAGATACTTTGGTTATAACTAAAACAGTTATACAAAAACCAAAGAAAGAAGAAAGAGAAATAGATTGGTAACATGAAAAAATTTATACTATGTGCGATATTTGTATCGGCTGTGGCTTCTGTTCATAGTCAAGTAATTGGAAAAACAACAACCGAAGATTACGTTGGTAGCTTTGAGTCAAGAGAATCTATATGGAGTGTACCAGAATATAATGGTGACCCCGTATCTGTAGCCTTGCTTAACATTGGTGTTACTGAAGAAATATTAAATCAGTATCCTGAATTAGGTGATTATAGGGTTGGATTAGGTTTAACTAATATAACTGTAGCGTTCTTAGATGAAACGTTTCGTTTTGAGTTTGTAGAAACAAGAGATGAAATAAAAGACAGAATGATTAAACAATTCAAAGCAAGTGAGAAAGGTTTTACAGCTAATGTAATAAATCCTATAGGTAAAATAGTTTTAGCTAAATACTTTTGTTATATAGAGGTATACGATTTCAGTATATCAGAAGATGAAACTGTTAATTTAAAAGACGGTATTAAAAATAAATTAGTTACAAGATTAGGTCTGCAGGTTAAGCTTGTTGATTCTGAAACTGGATTATACATGACCGGGTCTGGCTTAGGTAAAGCTACAACAACAAGAGAGTTAACTTTATTAAATAATGAGAATTTAGAAGATGTTAAGTTCAACCAATCATCAATTGGTACATCGACTAAAAAAGCTTTAGAAACTGCGGTTGCTAAAGTCGTTAAACGAATGATAAGAAAAAAGATATTTGATCATTAATGAAAAAAATAATAATATTATTATTATTTTCCTCAAGTATATATTCTCAAACATTAGTACAAGCCTTTGCGGATAGATGTACCGGAGAGATTAAAAGAGTTTCAATTCAAATGGAAGGATACACAACAGTATCCTTTTATAATAGAACAAAAACTTTTACTGCTAATGATTTTTACAGTGGCGCATTAAGAACTTGGATGGAGCAAACTTACGCTTGGTGGTATGCATTGTCAGCATGCTCAACAGCACAGACCACGCAAACAACTACGCAAACATCTACATCAAACACAAATAATAGTTCTGATTCTAGCGGAAGTGGATCGACTGATAATTCAGGGGGTGGTTCTGATTCTGGAGGAGATAGTGGTGGTGACACTGGAGACAGTGGTGGTGATTCCGGCGGCGATTCAGATGGTGGAGGAGACAGCGACGGTGGTGGTGACTCTGATGATGGGGGAGGCGATAGTGATGATGGAGGAGATGATGGTGGCGATTCTGATGATAGTGATGATAGCGGCGACTCTGATGATTCTGACGATAGCGATAATGAAGAAGAACAAAAAGAAGAAGAACAAGAGGAAGAAAAAGAAGAGGAAAAGGAAGAAGAGAAAGAAGAAGAAGAAGAAGAAGAAAAAGAGGAAGAGGAAACTGAAGAAGAAGAGGAAGAAGAAGATAAAAAAAAGAAAAAGAAAAACACAAACCCTATAATTATATCTGCTAATTTAATGCGTATGTCAGGATTAGATGGCGCAGCAAATCAAGTTATAGGTATTGGCTTTGCACAATCATCTATGAATGGTGAGTTCAATTACTCTGCAAACATGATGATATGGGATAACTTAAAACAATTTAGTTTAAGTGGATCAAGAGGTCATACATTCCATAGATACGATAAAAAAGTACCCGTGATAATTATAGAAGATGGTAAGGAATATGTGTTTGGTCATTATTATGATAAAGGTAGTATTGCAAACGTACAAACATTATCAGCTGGATTAATGTATATGTATGGTGTTTACAATATGTCCCTCGGTATTAGTAATGTATATATTGGCCAAAAAGAAAATAAGTGGAAAGGATTTGTTGGAGGTATATCTGCTTCTAATAATATTTTATACAGTCAAGGCGAGTGGAACATAATGCCAGCCTTTGTAGTGTTTGGCACTAAGCCTTACAATTTTAAAAGATTTACTGTATCACCCATGTTAGCTACCGCACTAACACCAGTGAGTTACAGTACTTTAGATAATGGATTTGTTTTTAATGAGCACGCTTTATTTGTGGGTGGTGCTAACTTTGATTTTTCTATAACTAAAACCTTTAGAATGAATTTAGGTTTTAATGTAGCTAAAAGCACAGACTCATTTCCATTAACATATTCAATAACAATAGGCGGTAAATTTAAATTATAAAAAATGATTAGCAAACACATTAGTAAAAAAGAAGCAACGTTTAGTGCAACAGCAACTAGAAAAGGTATAGATAATACACCTGGTGAGTATGAATTACAGAACATGGAATTAATTGCTGAGAAGATATTTGAGCCATTAAGAAAACATGTTAATGGACCAATTAAAATTAATTCATTCTTTCGTTCACAAGAATTAAATAAAGCAATTGGCGGAAGTTCAAAATCACAACATTGCCAAGGAAGAGCAATGGATTTAGATGATACATATGGTTATATGTCTAATGCTGATATGTACCAATATATAAAAGCAAACTTAGATTACGATCAAATGATTTGGGAGTTTGGTACCGATCAAAACCCAGACTGGGTACACGTGAGCTATGTAGATGCCGATTCAAATAGAAAAAGATGTTTAAAAGCTTATAAAGAAGATGGTAAAACTAAATATATGGTTATATGAAAAAATATATTTTAATTTTATTATTAATATTAACAGGGTGTGGAGCTGTTCAATTATCTACTATCAACCATAAGCCTACTAAGTTTGTAGTATTAAAAGTGCCTAGCACTGTAAAGATAGATACGTTATCTTATACAAGATTAAGTTGGAAGATGAGAGATAGCTTTACGTTTAGATGGAACTACGCTAAGTTTGCATCTAATCAGCCGTTCTCATTTTACTCGTCTGCGTCGTTTGCTAGATTTTGGAATCCGTTTAATTCTTTTGATATGTATTGGAATAGACATAATTTTTGGTACGATTGGGCTTTTGGATACCCTTATTTTAATTATAGAATACCAAGATATTATATGTATGAAGAGCCTCGTAGTATAGCTATAATGAAAGAAAGAAGAAGAACAGCAAATGTAGATATTATAGCAAATAAATTAAGAAAGAAAGTAGATTATAGAGAAGAAAGAATTTATAAAAATCCTAATAATGTTTCCAGAAGTTGGAATAATAACATAAAAGTTGAGCCAAGAGAAAATCCAAATAGATTTGAATCTAAAATAACACCTAGGCAAGATATTAATAATTATAATAACAATAGGTCCGGTAGAGATATTGTTAATTCAACAAAGGTAATAATGAAAAAAGGGGGTTAATTAATCCCCCTTTTAACTATTTGGATCCCACCTACCACTCATTTCCTCACGCGCGCTTCTTCCAAATTTTATCCGTCACAAGCTAAACAATTTTCATCCATTGCTTGTTCCGCTATGTCTCCTCTTAACACAGATTCTGTTCTAACATAATAAAGAGTTTTTATTCCTTTCTTCCAAGCTTCCATGTGAACTTTATTTATCCATTTTGGTGTAGCTATACTAGGAAAAGCCAAATTTAAACTTACAGATTGATCTATATACTGTTGTCTTATTCCTGCTTGATTTACTAACTCTAATTGGTTTATTTCTTTGAATGTTTTAAAAACCTCTTTTAATGGTGTATCAAATTTTCCAATGGTAATTTTTTCTAATTCTTTTACCCCTTGAACAGATCCTCCATCTCTCAAAATTTTATTCCAAACCCTATCTGTATCTAACTTGTATTTCTTTAAAGCTTTCTTAAGCGTAGGATTCTTGCGTATAAAAGTACCTTTCGCGCTTTGTTCAGTAAATACATTTGCAGCCCAAGGCTCGATACCAGGGGAAACATTTCCACTAAGTTTACTATTGCTGACAGTAGGAGCAATAGCGCGTAAATGAGTATTGCGCATGCCAGAACCACGACACCAAAGGGGTTCCCCGAAATTCTCAGCCAACGCCATAGAGGCTCTTTCGCTTTCAATTTTAATTTGACTAAATATTTTTCTCGTTTCATATTGTGATAATAATCCTTCAAACGGTAAACCTTTTTCTTGTAAGTAAGTATGCCAACCTAAAACACCTAAGCCAATTGCTCTTCCTTTTTCTGCTGATCTTACTGAATTATGAAATCCAACTTTACCTTTTGATTTTTGTATAAATTCTTCTAACACACCATCTAAAAACCAGATGCTGTCATAAATAAGATTAGTGTTTTTCCACTCATCATATTTAGCTATGTTTAAACTAGACAAACAACACACAAACGAGTGTGATTCATCAGTATGTAATGTTATTTCACTACATATGTTTGTCATGTGAACTTTTAAACCGTGTTTGATGTAATGTTCTGGGTTAGCTTTGTTCGTATTTCCTTTAAATAAGATATAAGGTTCTCCAGTTGCTTTTCGCTTTTGTAACAGTTTTCCCCATAATCTTCTCGATTCTTTATCTCCAGCATCAAGTCTTCGCATAAACTTATCGCCGACCACAGCGCACTGGTGTAAGTTGAGTGACTGTCTATTAACATCGCCTTTTGGCTCTCGTATATCCAACCACTCTTCGAAATCGGGGTGGTCAATATTAATGTTAACGCTTGCAGCTCCTCTACGGACAGATCCTTGATTTGTTGCGAGTATTGTTGAATCGTATATCTTACAAAAAGGTACAGTTCCGTCAGATGTTCCATTTTGAGTTATTTTTGTTCCGGCGGGTCTAATCATATTTAGTCCGATGCCAACTCCGCCGCCGTGTTTTGCGAGTAACATCATCTCTAGGTTTTTCATACCTATTTCATATATACTATCTCCTACATCAATACCAAAACAAGATATAGGCAAACCTCTGTCTGTTCCAGTGTTAGATAACACGGGTGAGGCTAAACACAACCAACCCTTCCATATATAACTAAAAAAATCTTTAGCCATTTCTGGACGATCTAAACGTTTACTTACAGTTTCACAAACCCTAGTGTAAGCTTCTCTAGGAGTTTCGTTTTTTAATAAATATCCTCCTGATATTGTTTTCTTGTATACATCAGTGTCTCCCCAGCTTGGGTAATCAACACCTTTTTTCCAATTATTATTCCACATATATTATTTTTTACCAAATATCTTCAAAATCTTCTCCTTCATTTGCCTTACTATAGTCAGTCGGCCTAATAGCGAAAAAATCAGTGTGAGTGTGACCCCCAGTAAGATGGTCGAACCAAGCCATTTTATCAATTGACTTTTGGTCATATTCAAACTTAAATTTTCCCTCTGCTTTATAACCCAATTCTTTAATTTTATCACCTGTACGTTTTTTAATAAAATGTTGAAGGTCATATTTTGTTATTCCTTCAATATCACCCATTTCAAACAATTTAGATATATAAGTCATTTCAGCATTATGCATGGTTAAAGCTGCGTCATATATATGTTCTTTACATTGTTCTTTTAGTCCCGGTATTTGAGAACACATGTGTCTGAATAATTGACATCCCATTTTACTATGTAATGATTCATCTCTTACAGACCATTTCATTTGTTGCCCAATACCTTTTAGTAAGTTACGCATTTGAAAGCTGTATAGCACAGCAAACGCAGAATACAAACTAACACCTTCTGCAAAAGCTGAGAACGTAGCTAGTGATTTACCTATACCTACAGGATCATTACCTTCATAAGCTACAAGGTTATCAAATCTAGCAGCTGTGGCAGGTTCATGTAAAAAAGCTTCGTAATCTTCGAGCCCAAGTGTTTCATTTAAATAACTATAAGCCACAGCGTGTATTGTTTCTTGTGAACCAAACATCATGGCCATTTGTTGTATTTCGTGTTTAGGAAACCAACCTACGACTTTTTGTGTCCAATAATCTGAAACAGCACATTCAGTTTGTGCAAAACCTAATAGTATATTACCTACTAAGTTTTTCTCTTTATCATTTAGCTTTTCGTTCCAGTCTTTTAAATCACCTGACATGGGTATTTCAGTGTGTAACCAAAACGCTTGAGCTTGCTTTAACCAACCATCATTATAATACTCAGGATATTCAAAAGGCTTATAAGGTATTCTTTCAGTAAATATAGGTGCTTTCATATTATCTTACTATGGTTAAACAAACATCTACAAAAGGTAAATAGAAAACATGATTTATTAAATCTTCTTCGTTATAATTTCTATAGCCTATTAACACACCTTTATAAGTGCCAAAACTAATCTCCCATTGTAATTCTTTTTTTTCTTTTTTCATATTTTAAAATTTATGTTTTTTAATATTTGATAATACATAACATTTTATGTTAAATTTATCGTGAATTTTTCTTATTTCAGAATACTTAATATAACCTTTAGTTTTAATTGACCAATTTATGTATTTGTCAATTTTTCTTTCTGCATATTTTCTTCTTGCTAAACCTTTTTGGTTTCTAATATTATTTTGACTACTTGGTCGCATTCATTTTGATTTTGTGGTTTAAACAATTTATAATTAGGAAACTGTATACTAACTAAAAGCTTAAACATTTTCCACCTCATTGGAAAAGATTCATTAGCTCTTCCTTTACACTCTATAATATAATCTTTACCTATGAAATCAGGTGTATATTTTATGGGTAATATTCTTTTTTTGCCTCTATTTTTAAATTCACCCTTGCCATTAGACATTCTTTCATAACATTCGTTTTCAAAATAAAAACCATTATTTAAAACAAAAGTTTCTCCCTCATATTTACATTTTATTTTAGCCTGTTTTAAAGCTTTATACATGTATTTCTCAAGGCCAGAGGCAAACATTATCCCATCATATTTGCTTTTTTTAGCCTGTACAGGACCTTTTTTTTTACTTTTTTTCCTATGACGCTTAATCATTTTTTTTATTTAATATATCATCAATATCTTCGCGCGCAGCTTGTATATATAGTATTGCATCCATTAGTTCTTCTTGAACATCATTTAAATAATCTTTTAAGCTTTTTATTTTAGATAATCTTTCAGTTTCTAAAGTTTGACCATATTTTTCAAAACCAACGTTTGATCTTTGAATAAACTTATCAACTACACGTTCTACAACAGGATCTCTAAAATTAATTTCTTTTTTATTCATATTATAATTTTTTTACAAAAGTTCCGTTAGACATTTCGCCTTTTCTGTTTTTTATTTCATTATAAGCGAACTGTATACAATCTTCAATATACATACCTTCTAGTTGTGATAAATTTGTTAAAACAACTACCATGTCACCTATAGCATCTTTTATGCCCTCTTTATCTTTTTTTAATAAAGACTGAGCTAGTTCTCCAGACTCTTCCATTAATTTAACATATTGCGTGTGGGAATTACCTTTGTCAAATATACCTCTTTTTCTAGCCCAATCTCTTATCAGTGGAAATATATCTCTGTTAGGTGTTTGTGATTTTGTTTCAGCGGGACTTTCATCTTGAAAAGCTTCATAAAAAGCTTTGTTATAAATATAACATCTGTCTTTACTGTATTGAGACGATAAAGCATTTTTTTGTATCCAAGGTATATTTTCATTTGTTAATTCAAAAGTACCAAACTCTGGATGTTGCCATTTTAATCCAATGTGGTCCATAAGTCTACCTTTTAACTTGTTAACTGGTAATGGAAATGTTGTTGTCTGCTCAGTGATGTTTATTTTCATTTTTTTATTAAATTTAAGATTCTTATATAATTGAGTATCGATTTTGTATCCATATTTTTTTTGTAATTCTATTTCTTTTTTTGAAGCTTCATCTATGTCTTCTGTTTTTAATAGTATTTCATATTCTCTAGGTTTATAACCTTGTATTTTTTCTACTCTTATTTTAGGGTTTGAAGTAACACCTATTTTTTTTTTTGGAATATGATAAATATAATACATTTTTTTTAAAGTTTATTGTTATATAAGTGTAAATTATGTGCGTGATGATAATACCAGCCAACTTTGATTTCAACCCTTTCTGCAACTAGTTTTTGTAATGATGAAAATTGATATTGATCGTTGCAAAAGCCGTACCAGATGTCATTAGAACGCATATAGACGGACATATTCAGCTTATTATCTAATATTGTAAATTGAACTGCATAAGTACAAGGTGTATCGTTTCTATATTGTTCAAATTCTTTACAATCGTATATAGTTAAAGCAGCGTGTCTCGTGTTCGGATTATCTTTTAGTTTAGCAACAACGTAATCGAGTTGATAATTACGTTGCCATTGCCAACCATAATTACTATTAACGTTCCCATCAGTATCAGCCATTTTTTCCCATATAGGAGGTATTTTACCATATATTTCACCTAAAGTTTTAATATTAGGATCTCCTGACAAATACCACTGCCACTCAGCTTCGGCATAATCTAATTTCCATTTTCTTTGTTTATTAGTAATATGGTTGTCGAGTGGATTTGTTATATAAAAACCACGATTAAAAATTGCTTTAGTATCATCAAAATCAACACCATAGATTATTATTTCATCTAATAAACTTTCATATGCTTCGTTTGCGTTTTTATATTTTCTTTTCATATTTATTATAATAATATTTGTAATATTCAAACATTTTCTCCCAAACTTCTATTTTTTTATAAGCCTGTGGTGAGTAATATTTTTTTTTATTTAACTTAATTTCAATTCGCCATTCATCGGCCATTTTTGATTCAGGCCATATTATAATTCCATTTGCTATACACCATCTATATGCTTTGTGTTCGTCTTCTGTTGGTGTGTATTTACCATATCTGACAACATAACCTTTATTCCCACGGTAATTCTTTCTCATTAATTTGCTGTGTTATCAATGGAATAAAACTTCCTGATTTTGGTTCCCATGTAAAGTTTGCCTCAGCTCCGTTTTCACCTAAATTTTGGAATTTTACTTTTAAAATTTTAGCTTTTACTGTTTTGTTTTCATAATCTCTATGAACTAAAATACCGTGATAAGAAGCATCATACCATTCACCTCCGCCTTTAATATTATACATTGTAGGTTCTTCTATATTGCCTTCTTTATCTCTATACATTTTTGTAGGATGTGCTATAATAAATACTAATGTATCATATTTTTTACAAAAAGTCTCTATTTTAGTTAAATATTCCATTGTATACCTGTTTACGTCTTCTGTTTTTGTATCTACATCCCTTATTTTATTAAAAGGATCTATAACTAAACACTTTATACCTTTTCTTTTAACTAATTCAGCACCTTTTCTTAATACTGATTCTAAAGTATATCTTTCCATGTCAATAAAAAAGAAATTATCATTTACATGTTGTGATAATTTATTCCACTTTTCACTATTAATATCATGTCTGGTTGGCATGCCTTGCCAAAACTTTCTTAATATTTTATGTGCGTGTAAATATGTAGGAGCGTTTTCTGGTGATGCAAAAGCTGTTTTCCAATTGTAATTAATATTATAACCAACTACCATTTGATCAACGAAGTCTGACTTTCCGCTAGATGGTATGCCAGTAACAGTGATAAACTGACTAGTATAAGTACTAAAAATATCATCAAAATTACGTATACCAATTTGATAACCAGGTTTGAAACCATTTTTAACAAAATCGGTAACTTCATTTTCAATGTCCTTAAAAGTTGTAACATTTTCAAGAGGTACTGGTTTTGGATTAAACGCTGTTTCTCGTAATTTTTCTTTTCCATATTTTAATAAGTATTCATTTGCATCTTTAACATCATCAAAGTTAATAATGTAGCATATTTCAGCTCCAAGTCTTCTAATTAATTCTTGTTGTAAAGCTTCTCCAGCTTCATCTTGATCAACAGCTATTATAATTTTTTCTTTGTCTAAAAAATAATCAATGCAATTATCAAGATAATCAAGATTATTATTGTTGATCGTAGCACCGTTAGGTACACTAACCACATTGAATATGCCCGCCTCGTGGAACGAAAGAACATCCATTTCTCCTTCAACAATATATACCTGATCAAATCCAACAACACTATTAATGTTATAAAAGATTTTTTCAGCTCCTTTATAAAGCTTAAAATTTTTGTGACCATCTCTATATTTTATATTAATTAGTTCATTACCCATTATGTAATTGAACTGTATTGTGTTTTCGTGTTTACCTGTTTGAGGCATATACTCAGAACCCTCAGTGATGTTTAAATCATTAAGAGTTTGCTGAGATATTCCTCTTTTATTAAACCATTGATATACTTTTGAACCTAATTCTTCAGGATCAACTACATCTATAGCATCAGGTCTTACATACACTTTTTCTGTTTCTCCTTTTCTATGGTATGTGTGTAACTGAAAAGTAGTATTACAATTGTGACAGGTGCCTAAACCTCTTTCCCAATCATATGAAGCACATTTATTTTTTTTGTTTTTAGGTTTTCTGTTGTGCGAGCAGTTAGGACAAATACCTTGGGTTTTGCCAACATCTAAATTGTGTTGATTAAAATTATCAATCGTAAATCCATTGATTTCTACGTCATTAACGTGCATGTATTTTTAGTTTTTAAAATGGTAAATCGTCTTCTTTATTATCGTTAGTTATTTGCTGTGGAGCTGCCATTTCTTTATTTGGTTCAACGTTGGTTCCATTAGTCCAAACAACTTTTACATTACCTAAATATTTCTTTTCAACTTTTGATTCTCTTTCTTCTTTAGTTTGTTGAACGATAATAGGTCCATTATTACCAAATTTATCTTGTTCGTCGTTTAACGTAATTGTTATAGGTAAATATTTACCTTTTTTTCCGTTAATAATTTTTTCCTTAGGTATTTCACTAAGATTAATACTTGAGTTTATTATACTTGCCATAATTTAAAATTTAAAGGGTTTTTGTTTCAAAATATTGTGAAGGATCAAATCCTTCTGTTTTATAAAATAAGTCATACATATCAGTAGCTTTTAAAACTTTGTCTTCTCCAAAATTATAAAAATCTTCTGAACATTCAAATATACCAATTTTATGTGTGTTTTTATCTATTGCCAAGAACATCATATCATAACCAAATAATATTCTATATATGTAAGCTTGAGCGTCGTAATTGAATTTACGAGCGCTATATTTAAAACCTTCTATATCTGAAGTAGTCTTAATATCAATGATAAGCTTTTCGTTTTTATTTAATATATCGGCTTTACCTTTCCAAAGGTTGCCATGTATTTCGCCTATACCAGGTTCTTCATAAATTATATTTTTAGAATTTTTTCCACTACCATGTATAAGATCTTTACAAACATCATTATTCATTAAAATATCTCTTAGCAATTCTACTTTGTCTGCTTCATGTTGTAACAAACAAAGTTCTCCTCCTGATATTTCTTTATATGACTTATTATTTCTTGTTGATGCATCTATTATTTTAAAGTTTTTAACTTTTTCAGGTTCAAGAATTATTGTGTGTAAATATCCGCCTATAAGCATGTTAACATTTTTTTCTGTTGTTTCTTTAAACTTATTAGGATTAGTCAACAATGTACCTATTTTGCTGTAACTTAAAAACTTTTGTCCAAACTCTCCGTAATAGTATTTATCTTCTCTTAAAAGCTCGCACCACTCTTTATGTTGTTTTATATTCATAGTTTGTTTCTTTTAACTCCATCAACTATTTTTTTGTATTTAGACGCATCAATAAAATCTTCAGATTCATCTTGTCCAAAAATTCCTAAAGCATAAAAACCAGTTAGTTTTAATACAATACGTGACATTGCTCTTTTCTCAGCCATAGCTAATACATAACTTTGTCTACAGTTTTTTTCATTAGCCTCGCCAAAGGTTTCAAGAGTTCTGTTATTCCATTTTGAGTGTGCTAATACTGCCGCGGATTTACCAGGGGTATATTCCTCAAGCTTATAAGTAATATCTATGTCTGCAACAGCTTGAATTTTATCAATGCCTGACCTAGTTATTATTGTCCAACCTTGAGGGGATTTAAAAGTGTCTTGGTCGTGTAAGTTATATTTTTTATATAACTCATTTAAAATTTGGGATTTGGTTTTCTGGGTATTCATATATAAGTATTTAATTAATTTAAAAAATCTATTATTTGATCAGGATCTATATTATCTATAAGCTTATCTATAGCTTCTCTTTTTATTTGTGAAACCCTTACAAAGTCAGCAACACCTTTAATTTCTAAAAGTTCAGCTATTTTTTTAGCAGGAATTTTATCACAATCTAATCCAAAGCTCATGCGTAACACATCATACTCTTTATCGTTCAAATGTTGTTTCATCAAAGATAATATATATTTGTTAAGAATATTAATATTATACAAAATAGATTTATCTTCAAAATCATTTGTTGTTCTTTTATCATTTTCATCGTCCATACTTAGAAAAACAGAGTTAAAAAACATTTGTATCATTTTTTTATCTCTACCATCAGAACGTCTTATTTCGTTTAACTTATGTTCTGGTATCCTAATATCGCCTCTATTCATGTCTATATTTCTTCTAGCAGAACCTAAAATTCTTTTTTTAACAAAACCTTTAATTTGTTTTCTAACGTCTTCTTCAACATCTTTATTTATAATCAAAGACCAGTCAATACGATCTACAGCAGCAGTTAAACCATAAAAAGCCTCTTGCATAATATCTAACATGCTCATAACACCAGAAGCTCTATCTGCTGTTGAAAACTGTCTACATAATTTTTCTGCGTATGGCATAAGTACTATAATTAATTCGTCTCTTGTATATTTTATCCAAGGTTTATCTTCTAATTCACATACGCTGTAATCTCTTTTATAACGCACATAGTTTTCTACGTTGTAATTCTTCATTTAATAGGTTTTTTTCTGTTTTCAAGTTCAAATCCATATTTCTATGTATTGTTCTTGAAGAAACATTTAAAGCTTTTGCAAGCTTTTTTATTGTTATTTTTTCACTTGTATCATGAATATATAACATTATTTCATATAGGTCACTATTATTGACACTATTTTTTCTTCCTATTAATTTTCCTGTTATGCTTAATTTTTGACTTTTTGTTAAACCACAACCATCTTTAAATATTACTTTACGTCTTTTATTCTTAGGTGCAAACTCAAAATCATGGTTCAATATTTCGTTCATTATTCTAATAAAACTGCTATCATCAATATCAAAAGTTGTAAAACCATTTTTCTTTTTTGATATATGTTTTGCTATTTTTTCAAACATTTTGTTTTCTAAATTATCATTTAAATACCTTATAACTAAAAGGTGCCATTTTAAAGATCTATAACTTCTTATAATAGATTTTTCATACGAAAACAGAGAATAATATTCATAAGTGCCGTTTTCATAAAACCAACCCCAATCAAAAACATGTGTAGGTTTATCTAAAACAGGATACCTTCTAGTAATTATTCTGTTTGAAAATAAAAAATTCATTCTCAAATGTGACATTAGCCTGTATTATTATTATCTTATTCCCTATTGTCACATTTTGGTTTGTATTGAGTCAAAGATTATTAAACCCTCAATACGTGTATAACCAAAACTAAACATTAACTAATAAAACATAAATTTTCTATGAAAATTATTTTAATCTTTGATTCCGTTTAACTTATCAATACGATGTTCTAAAATATCAATTTTATTTTTAATAACTGCAGCTTTCATATATTCTTCATTGTGCTCGTGCATAGCCATAATAGTATGTAATCTAGCTAATTCGCCTAAAAGTTGATCTTCTCTTTCTGCAATTAAATACCATTGATTGTGCTTTTCAAATAACTTATCAATTATTAATTCAGCTAATTTATCTAATTTATCATCGTTTATATTATCCAAAATGTGTCGTTTTTAGTCTGTATCGCGTTTGCTATACACGCTAATATACTATTTCTATTTTTACATTTTGCCATTTACCATATTTTATTTCTTCATTAACTAAAAAATCTATACGTTTTTTCCATCTTTTATTCATGCGATCTTGAACAATCCAATCTCCATCAAAAATACCAGTTCCTTCAACACATACTTTTGTGCCAAAGGTATAACCTAAAGCTTCAAGATCTCTCGATACAGCTATCCACCTATGACCCTGTGGATTTTCAGGATTTATTTTAGAGTTACTAGCTGTTATAAAAGGTGTGTCATCAGTTTGAGCAGGCACAGCGTGATATATTGTAGCTGTAACTAACTCACTGATTATCAGTACTATATGTAAATATTTAAACATTTTTATGTACTTTTTTAGCAAGCTTTAAATAATTTGTATAATAATTTTCTTTATAAATATCTTCAATTGTATCTATAAATTCATCTTTAGTTATTTGTTCGTCTTTAACTTCACTTATAACAAAACGAAGTTCATCTAATAACTTATAGTAATCTTGTTCTTCTAATGTTAAATCCATTTTAATCTGTTTGTTCTAAATCGTTAGTCTCCGTATTAAATACTCTTTTTGTATAACCCATCAAATGACCGTCCCAATAAGTTGGTGCAGATATTAAATATGTTGTTGATGTTAGTTGTTCGATAGTAAAATCAGATAATTTTTGATTAAAAAATTGCATAGTTTTTTCATCGAAAAAATAAGGCTGAGTTTCTTGTGTTAAATGTTTAATCGTTTTGATGTCCATAATCTTTAATTATATTTAAGTTTAATTCTCTTGCTACGAAATTTATATGTTTTTGTGTTGTTACACTCCACCAGCCATGTTGTACTAAATTAGGATATTCAACGGTTGCTACGTTTGTACTGTAAGAGTATATTTTATTACCAACTCTTGATAAGTTTTGTTTGTACCTACTAAATTTTCTCATATTAATTAATTTTATATTTATTTTCAATATATTCGACCGACTCTCGGTCTCCCAGGTCTTTATACATGGCCCAGATTTGATCAATTTCAGTTGTTTTGATTAACAGATCTATTTGATATTTTTTTGCATCTAACAACATTATTTTTTGTTTTCGTGATATGAAACAAATGGTGAATCACGTTCGTTTTTTATATCGTCCCACATATCTTCGAACTCGTCATCAAAGTAACACTCATCATATATTTCTGAATCAACAAACAAGCTTAAACCATCTTTAATACAGTTTTTTATATCATCAGAACAACTACTTGCATAATAAAATATACTTTCAGGGTTAAAAGCCATATCACTAGGCTCGTGCATCCAGTAAACATTATAACTATCTGCAGTGTACACAGATTCAAATACCATGTCTACATGATCTACATTATTCCAAACATCTGTAATATTTGCACCATAATGTTTTAATACTTTGTTTTTATTATTCATACTTTTTTTGTATTTTAAACAATAACTCTTGTAAGTTATCGCATGTTAATTCAAGATAGTTTAACAGCCTTTTGTCACTAACACCTGACGATATATACTCGTTAAAAATATATTCTGAACTAGTATTAATTTCTAAAAAAGCTCGCCTAATGCTTTCAGCATCTATTGGTTCAATATTCATATTATTATTATATGTTTCTGTTTGTTTTATGTCTGTATAAAGCTTGGAATACTTTTGTATATATTTTCTGATTCGTGAGCTACATTACTTTTTTCTGCAATATAATACTGCCAATAAGCGTGTATAGCACTTTTGTGTTTGTACTGATCAGGCATACACTGAGGAGGTTCTTCGAATGATTTATAAGGTATATTATATGGATATGACCACATCTCATAGTCTATCATTTTTTGTATTGACAAATGGTGTTTACCGTAACGTTTAGTATACTCTCGTCCTAAAGCAACCATATGGTTCCAAAGCCAATCATAATGCAAAGCATTTTCTCTAACCCAAATAGTTGAAGGGTGGTTTAAGTGAGCCTTTTTATAAGGCGCGTTGTGTCCATTGCCAAGTGCGTGATGTGTTGTACATAACATTTGTGCTGATTCTAAAATCATTTTTACTACGTGTTTATTGTATTGTAGTTTAGCCGCTTCTGCTGGGTCTTTATGTAGATAAAATATATTCATATATATATTATATGTTTACTAAAGTTATTAATCTGTAATATATCTTTCTTTATTATGATCTATTATTTCACCTATTTCGTCTTGTAAAGCTACTATATCCATAGCAAGCAGTTGTATTTCCGCTAAGCCATTTACTTCGTAAGTACTTAAATTATCTATTTCTCTATCCTGTATAGCGTTTACACAGTCTTGTAATGCTTTTGCAGTGTTTTCAAACCTGCAGTAACTCATATTTGCCATATTTAATTATTTAATGTTAGAGTGGCGACCAACCTGTGAGCAATGTCGTAAGCTTCTCACGGTGAATGCAACGTGTGACTAACTTCACCAGTCTGTAGTTGCGGGAGAAGGATTTGAACCTCCGACCTTCGGGTTATGAGCCCGACGAGCTACCAACTGCTCTATCCCGCCTTATGAGAGGCACCAGTTGTGGACAGGTAGTTACCTAGTATTATCATTTATCCACAATTTCTGTTTTGTACTGGTACAGTAATTAAATTACCATTACTATTAATTATAAATTAATGTGTAATTGTACCGATCTACCTAACGTGACCTGTATGCCGCCACCTCTCTGCCAGCTATTCACTTATGTGCGTGTAATACACTTCCGATTTCCATAAGGACTCACATACACACCTAATTAAGCTACTCGTCTGACTATGTTACTTTTTGGCTTTGTAAATCTTGTGCATACCATTTTAAATCGTGATGCATAAATAAACCGCCAATTTGACCTTTTTTAATTTTATTTATTAATTTATCTTCAACTTCAAGTGGTAAGCTTTTTCTACCACCAATAGACCACATTTTGTTATGTTTTAATACAAACTCTCTGTCAGTCATTCTATAATCATAGATAGTATACAGGTTGTTGTCATACTCTAACACCCAACAAACTTGTGTTTTATTATCTAATGTTGTTTCGGGTAATGTGGGTTCGCCTAACGCATCAACTAAATCAATATAACGTACATTGTAAAGAGATGCTAACTTGAATGTGCCGCCGATATAAAATTCGTCGCCATTTTTTAAAACTTTTAATTTCATATTTTTTATTTATTATATTATACTTACTTGTTTGTTATCTGTCTGTATTATTTTCCGCCGTTGCTATACACGCTTTCGTTTGTTTCTTCGTACTCATCATAATCTCTACAGTCAGGGCATATATCACAAAAGAAATATTCTTCTGATGTCATACCTCCCTTGCACATCTCACATTTATATATGTCTACTGTTCTTACTTTGTACATATCCTAGAATTAAAATCTTTTATAAACTTGTATCTTTTTCTTGGACACATTATTTTTTGTTTTCTCATTTGATAGAAAACTTTTAAACCATTAAACATATTGCGATGGTGGGTATTTATTCTTATATACCCACTATTACATGATACAGCTATTCTATTGTCATCTAGTCTAAACTGTAAACTACCGTGTGTTGTTACATTTATTAGCTTCATTCCGTACCAGATATTATATCTATTGTATTAGTTAATAAAGCATCAGTAACCTCATCAACTATTTCTTCTGTAGTTTCTTCTAGTTTGTTTCTAGCATTTGCTAAAGATTTAATTTTATAAACCTCTACAATAACATCTACATCTTGCAGTGCTATGTTGTTTTTTAAAGCTTCAAGATATAAATCATCTAACTTCCACTCTAATGAGTATAAGTTAAAGTTGCCGTTTTGAAAACGATCTATAATGTCTTGAACTTCTCTGTAATGCGAAATTTGTAATTCTGATTTAGTCATAATAGTATTATATTTAAGTTAAACAATTTATTATATTATATTTTTAGTGTCGTTTTATGTTTGTATTAACCATCGCCTTCAGTACCTATTTTACTCATATATTCTTCAGCTGCTCTATCATATTGCTCTTGATCTTCTAAATACTTATGCTTGTAATCAAGTAAATCATTAATCTTTTGTTTCATTAAGTATTTTGTAGGCATACCAAACTGTACTAAGTTTAAACCACTTAACAACCTTTCATTTTTACATATGTAACCATTAGCGTCTTTATCATTCCAAGTTTTCCACTCTAAATAATAATAATCTATACCCCTATGCTCGTGTTTTTTAGTATACTCTTCCATTTAAAATTGTATTAAGTTTATTGCTTTTTGATATGTGTGTTTACCATTTTTAGTTATTTCATAGTTTGGATCCATACCATTAACTGTTATATACTCTATAAGATCAGCAATAGATGTAAAGTTTTTATTAAAATAAGAGCAATCTAATGAAAACACATCTTGTTTTTTAAGATCTCCACACTCTGGACAACTATAAATTAATTCATAGCCACCACAAAATCCACAACTATTCATATTGTATTGTATTACCGTCCTGCCACTCGCCACATTCAGAGCAAACAGAATCCATTATAAAGTATTGATGATAAGTTAAATCATAACCACCACAGAATTTACATTTTTCCATATTATATTGTATCAAAGATTCCAAACGTTGCATTATCTAGAGCTGATGGATTAGTTATAAGGTGGTAAAATAACTGAACCACACCTAACACCCACATTATCGCTAAACCTATTAAAACTATCTTTAGTATTATATCTACTAATTTATAGTCACTCATTTTATATTTCATAATTTATTATAATAATAGTGTTCCCACACTTGTTCTATTGCATTACTAAAATCATCATTATCTATATTACCATCTTGTAACATTTTAATGTGAAAGTATATTTCCTCTAATAATTCTTTCATTTATTTATTCTTTTATATAATTCTTTGATAACTGCTTCCATATAATTACTATGGTCTTTTGAAAACTTGTCATCAGTTTCTGAATAATTACCATACTCAAACATGTACTCGGTAAGATTCTCATAAATACTGTCTAGTATGGTATCTGTACACTCATTTACGATTTTTTTCTTGATTAACATAATTATTATTTTTATTTATTATATTATTACTCTTGTTATATGTCTGTAATTTTATACTCTTACTACAACACAATTTCCATTTGCTTCAACAGATACATCATCTATTTCTATATCACCCTCGTGAAAGATATGAATGTGTTTATTACCTATTAATATATCTTTTAAGACACCATCCTCGTATATAAATTCATTACCTGATAAATCATAGAATTCAGTATAAGTTACTGGATCCACTGATACAGTTTCTTTTGTTTCTCTTAATAATTTAATTTCATTTCTCATAATTATATTCTATTAAAGTTCCTTTATTATTGCTTTGCATAAACTCTACGCCAAACATTATCTCAAAGTATTGTTTCTTTGATACTTCTTTACCTGTAATTGGTGATATATATTTCATAGTATTATTCTATTGTTATCTGACCAGTGATTGGATTTATGAAGTTCTGTTCACTGATAAATGTGAAACCTTTGTAGTTAAACCACGAGTGAATTGGATTCTTAGACTCCACATCACATAGTCTTTTTGGTAACTTACCAATTTGGAAACCAAAGTGACGAGTGTGGTTGAATTTAATGAATGGTTTTTTGGATTTACTTGACTTTTTTATTATCATAGTATGTTAATTAAGATTAGTTATATATATTATATAATTACTTGTGTATTATGTCTGCAAAGGTGGATTGTTTATTTAAGTGTAGTAGAGGTATTAGGAGGTATAAAGCTCCGCCTGATGCTGTGAGATTATTGAAAAAAGGTGACATAAGGCAGTATAATAAGGTATATTAGTGGCTAGTGTCACACTATTCTTCACTTCGCTCTGCCATTTTGCTATACATACTCCGCAAAGCGGAGCAGTACAGTTACTATTGCTATTTGATTATTAGATCTCGAGCAAAGGTTGGCATGTTATTAGTAGCAGTGTATGATTTGTACTTTTCAAAACACTTCATAGAATCAAAATGCTTTTTGTTTACTTTGTACACTTCATCATGATTGTACTTGAAAGACTTACCTTCTTTGTTAGTAAATTGAATAATTGAGTTCTTGCCAAGTAAAGATTTTCTGATTACAAATCTTTTTGTTTTAATAATAGAATTTTTCATAGTATATATATTTAGTATTAATTAGTTACATTTATATTATAGTCACTTGCTCGTATTGTGTCTGTTATTCTTCGCTCGTTACCTGTCTGTGCTATACACACAAAGAGGAGCATTACACTCCCCTTTGCTTCGCTTTACCCAAAAGAAACTCCCTACAGTAGGAAGTCTCTTGCAAATGTTGGTACATTGTTTGTTGCAGTGTATGACTTATACTTCTTGAAACAGTTCATACCTTCAAACCTTTTCTTGTTACTACTATATACTTTGTCATGATTATACTTGAATGTCTTACCTTCTTTTGTTTTGAATTCAATCGTTACATTCTTACCGATTAGATTCTTTCTGATCACAAACCTTTTAGTAGTTAGTTTAGTTTGTTTAACACTTGGATTACTTGATTCTTTTTTCATAATTATTTATTTAGATTTATTTATTAATTATATATATTATATAAAGATGCTCGTGACTCGTCTGCTCTACTCTGCTCGTGACTCGTCTGTGTATAGCATAAGGACTAATAACAAGCCCTAGGTAAAAGCTAAAAGTTCTAGACAAAATGGAGGTAAACAACGGCCCGTGGGCCTTTTACAAGTCGTTTTGGTATTGATAGCTGTACCGTAAAGTATAGGTATTATACAAAACCCCTATGTTTAAAACCTCCTAAAAATAGGTGATATAAGGGTTATGGCAAAACAGAAACTTAGTAAGAAAGCAAGACTGGCTAAAGCTAAAAGAGATTTGGCTACAGCAAAAACTCCTCGTAGAAGAAGAATGAAGGCCGAAAACCAAAGACTTAGACGCGCTGCTAAGAAGAAAGGTAGAAACTTAGATGGGCTAGATTATGATCACAATGCAAAGAAATTCATATCTAGGAAGAAAAATAGAAGTGGACACGGTAAGGGTACAAAAAAATATAACACAAAATAATGGCCAGAATAAGCAGTTACAATAGAGACGAACTATTAAGGGCAGAGGATCAACTAGTGATCTCCTCTTACGAGGGTGAAGGTCAATATGGTTCTATATACATAACGAATAATATAACGTTAGACGAGTTATCTAATTACCTTAACAACACATTTACTATAGGTGAGGTTAATTATAATTTAAATAGCATGTCTTCTAGTATTACTACGAATACTAATGCACTAGCTACAGCTAATGTTAGTATATCTACAAATGCTGATAGTATATCTGCTACAGCTACATATGCTGTTAATCTAGCTTCTACTTTTGGTACATTTGACAGTAATGGTAACCTCACGAGTTTATCTCAATCATTTGCTGATTCAATATTAAACACATCGGCATCTACAGATTACGCCTCGGCGGCACAGCTTACCTCTTTAACAAGTATAGTTACAACAAACAAAGCATCACAAGATTTAATACCTTTAATTTTTAGACAAGACGACGCCCCAGCTACCTCTGTTCCATTAAATTCTCTGTGGTATGACACTAACGATGGTAATAAATTATATATATTAAAAGATGTAAGTGGCACAAAAACTTGGACAGCTACAGTAGATGCTAGTATAGCGGCAAACGCAGCTAATATAAGCACCAACGTAACTAGTATAAGTGATAATGTTAGTAGTTTAGCATTAAGACCTAGAGTTTTTAGACAAAACGACGAGCCACCAACAAGTAATATGCCAGCAAATTCACTTTGGTATGATACAAATGATGAAAATAAACTGTATATATTTAACGGAACAGCTTGGATTTTAACAGACGACTCAAGAATTGGTGTTGCAGTAACATCTATAGCTAGTGCAAACGATGAAATAAGCACAAATGCAACAAATATATCATCAGGGGCAACAAAAATAACAGAATTAGAGTCACAATTTGCATTTACAGGCACAGATATTACCGGAATTGCTGGTGCTTTATCAACAAGTGTTAGTAGTACTGCTACTTCTGCTGCCGGAGCAGTTGCTAGTGACTTAGATAAACTTGAAGCTGTGTTCAGTTTTGATAGTAATGGTGATGTAGATGGTATGACACCAGGAGGAGGTCTTGCAACAGCTGTAAATACTAGTGCAAATGCAGCAATTACTAATGCCGCACTTGCTTCTGCAGCTTCAGTAACAACATTAACATCAAATCTTAACTTAAAACCTGATATTTTTAGGCAAGATGACGCTCCAGATGTAACTGAAGCGGTTGGATCTATATGGTTTGACACAAATGATGATAATAAAGTATATGTTTTGGTGTCGGGCAGCCCAAATGTGTGGACAGAATCTACAGATGGAAGAATAGCTACAAATATTAGCTCTTTAGCATCAGCAAATACAGCTATTACAACAAATTCTACGGCTATTTCTTCTGAAGCGGCTAAAATTACAGAACTTCAATCTCAATTTACATATACAGGTAACAATATAACGGGTGTAAATGGCTCAGAATCACTAAACACAGCTATAGATACAGCTAGAAGTGATGCAGAATCTGCTTCTGCGGCAAAAGTTGACACTTTAGGGGCTAAATTTTTTACAAATTACAATAATGCAACAGGAGCTGGTACATTAACTGAAGCATTTGCAAACGATATATTTACTACCACCACAAATACTGATTTTGCATCATCTAGTGATGTAACAACATTAACAACTACTGTAAATAATAAACCTTTAACTTTTAGACAAGATGCAGAGCCATCCGCTAATAACCCAACTGGTTCAATATGGTTTGATAGTAATGATGATAATAAGATATATATATTAGTTGCAGGAACTCCAAAAGTTTGGACAGCAACATTTGATGGTAGAATAGCAACTAATACACAATCTATAAGTGACGCGGAAACAGCTATTACAGCAAATTCAACAGCTAATACAGCTAATGCTACATCAATAACTAACTTATCATCAACAGTAACTAGTAATAAAACAGCACAAGACTCTATACCATTAATATTTAGACAAGATGATGCTCCAGCTATAACAGTACCATTAAACTCATTATGGTACGATACAAATGACGGTAACAAACTTTACATGTTGAAAGATGTTAGTGGAACTAATACATGGACCGCAACTGTAGATTCAACTATTGCAACCGCTCAAGCAACTGCTAATTTAAGACCAAAAGTCTTCTCTCAGGATGATGCTCCTGCTATTACAAACCCACTAAGTTCAATATGGTATGATACTAATGATGGTAATAAACCCTATGTATTAAAAGACGTTAGTGGAACAAACACATGGGTTGCTAGCCAAGACGGTGGAATAGCCGTAAATGCTTCAGCTGCATCAACTAATGCAACTGCTATAGCTAATAACACAACAGCCATAGGCTTGAAACCTAAAATTTTTAGGCAAAATTCAGCTCCAGCCGTTACAGAGCCAGTTAGTTCGGTTTGGTATGATGCAAATGATGACAACAAACCATATATACTTGTTTCTGGAACACCTAATGTTTGGACGTTAACAGTAGATCCTAGAACAGGCAATACTGTTCAGGGTTTATCCGATGCCGTCGATGATATAAGTACTAATGCAACCAACATAAGTGCTACAGCATCAGATGTCACTAAGTTAGAAGCTGTTTTTACTTTTGATGCAAACGACGATGTTAGCGGTGTGGCCGGCGCATTAAATACATCTATAAACAATGCGGCATCAAGTGCTGTCCAAGCTACAGCTAATTCTTTAGATAAATTAGAAGCAGTATTTAGTTTTGATTCTAACAATGATGTTGACGATATAACAGGTGCTTTATCAACAGCAGTAACTACTCACGCTGGAGATGCAATAACAAACGCAAGTCTAGCTTCAGCATCGGATGTCACAGAATTAAAAACACAGTTTACGTTTAATTCAAGCAATCAAATAACCGGTGTTGCAGATACTTTAAATACAGTTATAAACACAGCACAATCAGATGCCGAGTCTGCTAGTGCAACTAAAATAGATAGTTTAGCATCAAACTTTTTCACAGGATACGATAATACTGATGGAACTTTTACTGCTGTTAGTGTTAGTGAGGCTTTTGCTAATGATGTTTTTACAACTACAACTAATTCTGATTTTGCTTCAGCATCTTCGGTTACAACCCTTAGTGCATTAGTAGGTGGTGATGATAACTCTGGACTAAGAGCAGATATTATAGCTAACACGAGTAGTATATCTACTGTAGAAGGTTTTGCAGAATCTAGGTATTCATTACAAGCTACAGCTGGAAATGTAGTAACCGGTATGTCTATATTGGCTGCTGATGGAACAACAACAGATGTATCATCAGTAACTTTTCAAACAGACAAGTTTATTATAAAATCTAGCACAACTACAGCAACGCCATTTGTATTAGATAACAATCAATTAAAACTGAATGTTCCGCTAAACGGTGTTACTGGAAGTTTCTCTGGTGAACTTAGTGCTGGTTCTGGTAATATAGGTGGTTGGACAATAAATACAGATAAAATAAAATCTTCTTCTGATAGAGTAGAATTAGATCCAGATCAAGGTTTAATAATAAATGATACTAGTGGTACACCTAAACTACAAGTTAGACAAGGTAACTTATCTGCATTAACTTCTTTAGTTACTGCAACGTTTAATACAATGAATGACTTGCAATTTTCTTGTTGGTCTTCTAATTACACTACAATAGGTAATATAACAGATTCTTTATTTAAAACATCTGGTACATTATATAAACAAGCTAGTTTTGGTACCGGTGACAGAACTGGTACATATACAGGAAGTATAACAACAAATGCTTTAAATGCTTTTGCATCTACAAGTGCTAATTTTTCTGGTTTAGTATATATAGAATTAAGAGCTCAAATATCTACAAACACATCATTTACAGAAATAATAGCAGATAAATTTTTAAATAGTGCATCAGATAGTGGTGCTGGATCAGATTTAAGTTTTACGCAAAGAACTGTAAATTTCACTTTTAACGTAACTGGATCATCTGATAACTTATATTTAAGATTTTATTGGAAAAGAGTTGGTTTTTTAAGTTCTGGTTATGTTATTTTTCCTGGTAGCACTTTTGATATAAACGATACAAATGTAGCTTTTGCAAAAACAGCAAATCAAACAGAAATTACAGATCAAGGAATACAGGTTGCTAGTAGTTCGGCATACTATTTTAAAATAGATAGAACAGATATAACCGGTGATTATGTAGAGGTTAAAGGTGGTTTAGAAGTTGATGGAGAATCTTGGGATTTTGCAAAAACAGCAAGCACGAGTAGTACGAGTAGCACAACTTATCAAAAACACTCTCAAAAATTACCATCAGGTACTTTTATGAAATGGGGTTATCAAACTGGTAGTGTTGAAGATGTTACTGTAACTTTTCCTACAGCATTTCCTACAAGGTGTAATTCTGTTAGTGTTACATGTAATAGAAATAGTAGATCTGGAGATGGGGCAAACTATGCTTATAGTGTAAGTAAAAATAGTTTTGTGGCTGTAACAGATAGTCCACATGATTTTTGGTGGATAGCTTTTGGTGATTAAAATATAATTTATGAATTATTACGCAACATACGATGAAAACGGTGATTATACAGGTTTTTATACAGAAGAAATACACGGTAAAGATATACCTACACCTAATATTGTACTAACAGAAGAACAATGGCAAAAAGCAAATAGCGTTAGATGTAGAGTTGTAGATGGTACGCATACTGAAATACCTTTTACAGATACTGAAATAAATAACAAAAAATACGCTATATTAAGATCTGAAAGAAATAATTTATTAAAATCATGTGATTGGACACAATTTTCAGATTCACCATTAAGTAATGATAAAAAACAAGAATGGTCAACATATAGACAACAGTTAAGGGATCTACCTTCTACTGTAGATATAAATAATATAACATATCCACAAAAACCAAGTTAATGGCAAGAATAAGTAAATACACACAAGACAACGAAATAATAAAAGATGATTCTTTATTAGGAACTGATTTCACATCAAAAGCTACTAGAAACTTTTCAATTGAAACAATAAATAACTATTTAGCAAAACAATCTAATATATTAGGTAATATATTTGTTTATAAATATGATCAAAATCAAAGTTATTCTAATTTAGGTCAAGGATTAGTTTCTTTTAATAATAATAGTACTACAAATACACCTTTTTCAGCTGTAACTACAGTTTATTTAAATAAAATAAATGCTGAAAATGGAAATGTACAAACATATTTAGATGAAATAAGGTCTAAAGATGGTGTTTTAACTATATATAATTCTAGTGATACATTAAGTTTTGGAGTTTATAGAGTTCAAACGATTAATTTTTTAACAAACGATGTAATACAACTAACTGTAGACGCGTTAGCTAGCAATGGCACTTTAACAGGTGGTGATCAAGCTAACATGACCGCAATGTTTCAAAATTCTGATAAAACAGCTGTTAAACAAATATCAGCTCAAACTGTTTGGGATATAAATCATTCATTAAATAAATATCCAAGTGTAAGCGTTGTAGACACTGGTAATAATCTTGTTTATGGTGATGTACAATACACCTCTTTAAGTAATTTAACAATAACATTTAGTGCAGACACTTCAGGTACTGCATATTTAAACTAAAATAAAACTATGGCAAAATATTTAAGTAATATTGATTTAGCAAATAATCAATTACAAAATGCTACACTTCATCCTAATAGTTCTGCTCCTTCAAGCCCATCAGCTGGTCAAGTATATTTTAATACTGGATCTAGCAAGCTTTTTGTTTCAGATGGTTCAAACTGGATAGATCTAACTGGTGATATAACAGGTATAACCGCTGGAACCGGTTTGACTGGTGGTGGAACAAACGGAGCTGTAACACTGAATGTTATCGGTGGAACTGGTATTACAGCAAATGCAAATGACATTGCTATTACAGACACATCTGTTACTGCTGGTTCATATGGCTCAGCAACAGCAATTCCAACATTTACAGTAAATGCACAAGGTCAATTAACAGCTGCTGGTACGGCTTCAATAAGTACAGATTTAACAATAAGTGATGCTGAAGGCACGCCTAATACAGATGTAGTATCTGTAGGAAGTGATACATTAGTTTTTCAAGGAACTGCTAATGAAGTAACAACATTAGTTTCTAATAATAAAGTAACTATAGGTTTACCCGATGATGTTACAATAGGTAATGACCTTGTAGTAACAGGAGACTTAACGGTATCAGGAACGACAACTACTGTAAATTCAGAAACAATTAATTTAGCTGATAATATAATTACTTTAAATAGTAATTTTACTGGTTCTACAGCTACTGAAAATGCGGGTATAGAAGTAGAAAGAGGAGATGAAACAAATGTTGCATTAAGATGGAATGAAGCTAATAATATATGGCAAATAACTGAAGATGGTTCAACATATAAGAAAATACAAGTAGTAGAAAACAGTACAAAAGCATTCACTATAGGTGATGGATCTGCAACATCTTTTGCGTTAACACACGGTTTTAATACTAAAGACGTTATTGTACAAATATATGATCTAACAAATAACGAAACTGTTTTTGCAGACGTTACAAGAAATACAGTTAATCAAGTTACAATTAGTTTTGCCTCGGCACCAGCATCAACTGACATGAGAGTTCTTGTTAGTAAAATAGGATAATTTAAATAAAATACATGGCTAAAAAGTTTTTAACCGATATAAAAATAGCCGCAGGAGTATATGATTCTAGTGGAGACATAGGGAACAGTGGACAAGTATTGTCTTCAACTGGATCTGGTGTAAACTGGATAAATACTACTACTTCTGCAAGTGTTATATACCAAGATGGTTTTACTGGCAATGGCAGCACAACTGCTTTTACTTTAGCCAATAGTATAGACAACGAAAATAAAACACAAGTGTATATAGACGGTGTATACCAGCATAAAGATAATTATTCTTTAAGCGGTACAACTCTTACCTTTAGCACCGCTCCACCAAATTCAAGTGACATAGAAGTTATATCTTTTAGTAGCGTTACAGCTGCTGATGATATTTTATATGATACAGATTTTGCATCTGCTGGTTTAATGACAACCAATGGATCGGGTGTGTATAGCATAACTACAAATAATTCTTCAAACTGGAACACGGCTTATACGTATTCACAAGTTGGGCACTTACCTTTAGCGGGTGGTGCGATAACAGGAGCTATAACCACTAACAGTACGTTTGATGGTAGAGATGTTTCTGTCGATGGAACTAAATTAGATGGCATAGAAGCTAACGCTACAGCGGATCAAACAAATGCTGAAATTAGAGCAGCTGTTGAAGCGGCAACTGATTCAAATGTATTTACTGATGCTGATCATACTAAGTTAAATGCAATAGAGGCTTCTGCTGATGTAACAGACACAGCAAATGTAACTGCTGCTGGTGCTTTAATGGATTCTGAATTAACAGATTTAGCTGGTGTAAAGGCTGTAACAATATCTGATTTAGCTACAGAAACATATGTAGATACTGCGGTAAGTGATTTAGTTGATTCTTCGCCTGCAACATTAAACACTTTAAATGAACTTGCGGCGGCTTTAGGTGATGACCCAAATTTTGCAACTACAACCGCCAATAGTATTGGAACAAAACTGCCGTTGGCTGGTGGAACATTAACTGGAGGATTGACAGGAACAACTGCTAGTTTTTCAGGAAGTATAACCGCAAGTGGTAATTCAAATAGTTTTGGAAATACGACTATAGCGGCATTATCAGCTTCAACAGGAACTTTTTCAGCAAGTGTAACAGCAGCAGGAAATTCTAATAGCTTTGGTGCTACAACTTTTACGGGTAATGTAGGTTTTAATGATAGCACTACGTTAAGTTTAGGTGGAAGTGGAGATCTATTTTTAATTCACGATGCTACAAATTCTATTATAGGAAACTCTACTGGAAACCTAATAATTAGAAACGATGCAGATGATTCAGATATTATATTCCAAAGTGATAATGGCAGCGGTGGCCGAGATAATTACTTGACAATTGATGGTGGTGTTGAAAGAATTTTTGTACATAAACTAATGCGTTTTGATGATAACGTTGAACTTCGCTTAGGTGGTAATAACGATATAAGATTATATCATAATTCAACATCAGGTAATAATAATTTTGAAAACCATACTGGCGGTTTATTTGTTACACAATATGCAGATGATGGTAATATTATTTTTAGAAGTGATGATGGCAGTGGGGGAGTTGCTGAATATATAGTAGTTAATGGTGGTGCTGGAAGTGTACAATTAAAACATTACGGAAATACAAAGTTTGAAACTACAAGCACAGGAATTGGAGTAACAGGTAATGGAGTATTTTCAGGTGATATTACAATAGGTGGTAAAACATATCCTAAATTAAATTTAACAGATAATCAAGGTGTAGCAAGAAATTTCAGTATTGGAACTAATAATGAAACATTTACTGTAAGAAATGAAACAGCAGGCGCTGATGTCTTTACAATAGCAGGTGCAGATAATGCCGCAACTTTTGCAGGTAGTGTTAAAATTGAATCGAATGATGGGTTAACCATACATGCTACCACAGATGCGGTAGATGCCAAAATTGTTTTTAGCTCTATTGTTCCAAGCCTCGATCAAAAGGGGACTTTTGCTTACAATCACGCTAATAGTCTTTCTTATGGAAGTGCTGAAAGCTTTGTAATTAGTGGTACTGAAAGTACAATGACAATACTTGCTGATGGCAAGTTAATGTATAACGAAGGTATATATTCTAAACCCGCTTCAGGAACTGGGGCAGGAACAAGAAAAGATAGCAATTGGGATACCGCTTACACGTATTCTCAAGTTGGACATTTACCACTAGCAGGGGGAACTGTAACGGGCGATATAACAATAAGTAGTACTTCGCCTGAATTAAAAATTGTAGATACAAATAGTTTTACAGACGTTAACGATAGATGGATAGTTAGAGGTGGTACAGACACATTAATAATGAGATGGTTTGATTGGTCGTTAGGTGCAAATACAGATGCACTAACTTTATCACCGACAGTAGCAACTTTTGCAGGACAAGTAAACGCAACAAGATTTATATTACCCTCAACAGGAACTACAACTCCAGTTAATCATTATATTTTCACCAATAATACGAATACTGGAACAGGATCAATGACCATCCAAGCCGGAGGGGGCTCTGCTGGATATGGTGGTGGATTAAAATTATATTCACATTCTCATGCAACCAAACCAGGGTGGGTTCAAGCTGGTATTTCATCTGGCTCTGGCGGAAAATTTACTGTAAACACAGCAGGTACTGGGGGTGGTAGCGATGTGTTTATGGTTGATGCAAATGGAACTACCATAAATGGTGCCTCACAAGGCCTTTCATTCCTTGGTGGTAACAATAGAATATATTTTAATGGCCATAGAGCTTTGGAAGGTGCTACAGATGGAGGCATATTGCAAATTGGGGAAGGATATAGTCAAATACGTATTCAAGATACAACATTAATTAAATATTTAACAAGTGCAGACTCCTCAACATTTTTAACATTACACAATGATGTAGGTGCGGATTTAGATACTCAAAAAACATTTATTGATTTTATTTTTGAAGACGATAATGATAACGACTGGCCACAAGTTAGAATAGGTGCTGAAGTTGGACATAATGGGAATGCAAATTCACAGCTAAAAGAGGGTTCTGGTGCTTTTGTAGTTTATACAAATAATGCTTCAACAAATGACCCAGGTAACCCGTCAAATTTAGCCGAAAGGTTTAGGGTTGATTACCAGGGTCATACAACTGCTACTGGTAGTTTAAGAGCGCCTATCTTTTACGATTCATCAAACACGGGTTATTATACGTATCCGAGTAACCAATCTGTATTTTATAGATTAAAATTACAAGGCACTGGTACCGCAAATGCTGCTACGTTAGAAATAGACAACCCATCATCATCTGCATTTATTCATTCGGGTGAATTATTTACCACTAATATGACGGCTGGTCAGGCTAATATATTTGTTATAGGAAAAGAAGGTAGTACTAAAAATTCCGGTTATATAGGATATAATTATGCTTCTGCTGGAAGTAATAACAACTACGTAACAATAGGACATTGGGGTGCGGATCATTTATTAAGAATTTATGGGGACGTGATAACAACGTCGCTTAGCTTTAGGGGTGATAGTGACGTAAGAGGTACTATATTTTACGATTCAAATGATACTGGATATTATGTAAATCCTGCTAGCACTTCACATCTTAATGTTGCAAATTATGGATCGTTGACTTGGGACAACTATTCAAACAACCCCACGGCAAAAATTAATGTGGAAGTGGCAGGGGGAAATGCAATAAACATATATAATACACATGAAAATAAAGCTTATTTAAATTTTATTGATTCACAAAGTGATGGCACTCAATATTGTAATTTATCTTTTGATTCAGGTAGTAATTATTTTACTCTAAACAATATGGGGAACGATACCATGTTTGTTACTAGTGGTGGTTATAGTAAGTTAACAAACAATGGTAATACAACTTGGAACGCTTATAATTTTCACTCCATAACTAACAGTGCAGCTGACCAACCTACGGTTATGATATATAGTCACGCTAGTAGTGGAAATGTATATGGTATAAACGTTTTACATAGGTCCACGAGCGCGAATACCTCAGGTAGATTTTTTTTAGGCGCAACTAATAGTGGTGCTAGTGAAAGAATAAAAATATATTCCAATGGTAATATTCAAAATAGTAACAATAGCTATGGGCAATTATCAGACATAAATTTAAAAGAAAATATTGTAGACGCTACACCAAAGCTAGATGAAATAAATCAAGTAAGAGTTGTAAACTTTAATTATATAGATGATATAAACGAAGAAACGAACGCACCAACTAAACAAATAGGTGTAGTAGCACAAGAATTAGAAAAAATATTTCCAGGGTTAGTATATGAATGCGGTGATACAGAAACACCAACTAAATCAGTAAAATATTCAGTATTCGTGCCTATGCTTATAAAAGCAATGCAAGAATTAACTCAAGAAGTAAAAACATTAAAAAATCAAATAAATGGCATTAACTAAAGTAACAGGTGATTTTATAAAAGCGGGTTCAATAACCCAGGGACACTTACATTCAAGTCACGGTATAACAACATCTCACATTGCTGAAGGTGATAAGTTATTTTTTACTAATGCTAGAGTTGATTCAAGAATAGGTAGCTTAAGCACATCAGATTTATCTGAAGGAACAAATTTATATTATACTGATGCAAGAGCTAGAGCAGCAATTAGCGGTACTGGTTCCTTAAGTTATAATAGTACAACAGGTGTTATGTCATTTACAATGCCTGCTCAGAATACATCAAATATTACTGAAGGTAGTAATTTATACTACACAGATGCAAGAGCTGACGCTAGAATTGCATTACAAGTTGGTAGTAACTTAGATTTAAGTAGTAAATCAACTAGTGATTTAAGTGAAGGAACAAATTTATATTATACAGACGCAAGAGCTGATGCAAGGGTTGCTTTAATAGTTGATTCAGCACCTGGAACTTTAAATACATTAAATGAATTAGCAGCAGCTCTAGGTGATGATGCAAACTTTAGCACAACAGTTACAAATAGTATTGCTTTGAAAGCACCATTAGCTTCACCATCGTTTACTGGTAATGCAACTTTTGCAGGGAATATAACAACAACTGGTAGTAGTATAACAGTAGATCCTGCTTCTGGTGATGCAATTTTAGTTTTACAAAGTCCAACACAAACATTAAGAATAGATCAAAATAGTATAAGAACTAGCACAAACTCTCCAATTTCATTTTTAACTAATAGCACAACAGCACTTGTGCTAGATACGTCACAAAATGCAACTTTTTCAGGAGATATTACTGTAACAGGTGGCAGTAATTTATCTACTTTAGATTTGAATGCAGGAACGGTTTGGGATGCTACCACCCAAGGCACAGGAAAAGGTGCATTACATTTAGACCCTAATAGTGCCACTGACCACGCAGGAGCGGCAATAACATTTGGTGCTTCTGATGCTTCTAATGGTACAAATGCGCAAGCAGGTATATATATTAGATCAGATGGTAGTTATGGTACTAAGATGTATTTTTCTACAACTGATTCATATGCTACAGGTTCTAAAACAGCAATGAACATATTGCATAATGGTCAGGTTAATATCACAAGAAGCAATCTTGTTGTAAACAGTGATGTTAGAGCGACTGTATTTTACGACTCTAATGATACTACTTATTACATAGACCCCGCAAGCACATCTACATCAGGAAAATTTAGACAATATGTTAACATAGGTGATAGTTCATCTTATAGTTCAAATACAGGTACTTGGGGAGCTAGATTAAATGTTGTAGACAATGTACACGCTAAAATAGATGTTGGACAAGATGCTGACTCAATGTTGTCTACTTGGTATACTCACACTGGTCATAGTGGTGCTTATTTTGGTATGGTAACAGGACATAACTTGTATTTAACCTCACATAACGCTACTAGACAAGTATTATTTAATGGATATAGTCAAGAAAATGGCTCATATAGAGCACCTATATTTTACAGTTCAACTGATACAAACTCTTATTTGAATAATGCACAATTAGTTTTAAGAAGTGGTGACCCTACAATATATTTTAGGGATACAAACCATAGGTCAGTAGCATTACATAATAATTCAAATAGATTCTACGTACTTGGTGCGCCAGTTGATTCTACTAGCTACACACAAATAAGTGGCGTTTGGCCCTGGTATGTTCAACTAGATACTAATGATGTTTATACCGGTAGAATAGGATACGCAGGTAACTCTTATAGAGCACCTGTATTTTATGATTCAAATGATACCTCATACTTTTTAAATCCTTCCGCTTCTGCCGGAAATGCATTAAAAACCATTGGCGATTGGCGACAAACTAGTAATTCTTGGTCTGGTGAAGTTGGAGGTAAAATGCAGTATCATAGTGATTCTTGGTATTTACAAGCTGCCGCATATGTACATTTTAGAAACGCTTCAGGTACCAATACTTTCCACGTTAGCGGCGGCGGTGTTGCGACAGTTTATGATTATTTAATTGGTACTAACTCATTAAGATCACCTATATTCTACGACTCAGATGATACGAATTATTATGTTGATCCCGCTGGAACATCTAGATTATATCATGCCCAAAATAACAATGGTAGTGAATTTATACATTGTAAACACTCAGGCTCAGACTTTGCTAGTGGTACTTTAGTAACAACTGACATTCCGGCTAATGCAACCAATGGAGCATCTTATATTATAGAAGTTACCGGTAAAAGTTATTCAGGAGAGCCACCTTTCGCTTTTAAAGCTCAAGGATATTTGTATAATAATACTATAATTAACCACAGTGGTATTAGTTATGGAAAACACTTAACTTCTACTAACCAAATAAAAGTTTTTAATCATTCTGATAATAAACTTGCTTTTTGGTGGCCAAGAATATCTTATTGGAATTCATTTGAAGTAAGAGTAAGAGATGCTGGCGGAGGTTCAAGAAATAGAGCACTGACAGTTGTTAATTCAACAGAGCCTTCTTCAAGTAAAAAAGTTACAACAACACTTTCTCAGGCTGCTGTATTAGGTTACAATTATGGAAGTGGAAGTTTATATTCTGATCGATTATATGATTCAAATGACACGTCTTATTATGTGGATGCAAATAGTACAAGTAACATAAATAAAATACAAAGTAGTTCAAAACAAGCGGCGCCAAGATGGGATACAGCTTTTTACGTGTTGCAAGCGCAACATTGGTATGGTGATACTGGTAGTCAAGAAATGTTTATTGGTGAGAGTGGTAATACTATAAATATAAGAGGTTCAATAACAGCTGCTGGTGTAATTGATTGTAATGCTGGTCATGGCGCAATAAATATTACAAATTCTTCTATATTATCTTCAGCATCATCATCTTGGACAGGTAATCCAGGTGGTGCAGGTAAAATACAATACCATTCAAATAGATGGTATATAGTTGCAGATTCTTCATCAAACAGAATTGTTCAATTCAGAAGAGACGGTAGTGATGTATCTTATATTGATAATTCAGGTAGATTAATGAATGCACCTGATTTAAGAGTACCTATATATTACGATACAAACACTGCTTATTACGGCGACTTCGGTAGTCACACTCATCTTAACACTATGAGTTGTGCTGGTGGTCTTCTTTTTGGTGATAATTATGGTGTTGGTGTTACTGGATTATACTCAAGTTATAGAATACAAACCATATTTAATATGGGCGCTTCATATAAACTTCCAAACGATGGTAACTCAGTTGGAAATGCATATGGTTTATATTGGTCACACCAGAATGCTGGGACTAAAGGTGGGGCTAACAACTTAGCTTCTCACGGTCTGCTAATAATAGAGGGTGGTAGTTACAAAGGGTCTTGGGGTGGTGGAAGACTAGTTACAACTAGTGATATTAGAGGTACTATATTTTATGATTATAATAACACTGGTTATTATACAGACCCCGGATCAACTAGTGTTTTAAACGCGTTGCAATTTAATTATACACAGCATGGTTCTGCTAATAATATAAGAATGGGTAATAGCACCACTATGAATGCTATTTCATCTGGTACTAACAACGCAGCGTTTGGTGTTGAGGCACTAGGGGGTTGTAGTACTGGTAGTAGAAACTTTGCTTACGGTTATGCGGCATTAGGTAATTTAAGTAGTGGTGGTAGTAATATAGCTATGGGTGACGCAACGGGTTACAATGTAACTTCTGGAAGCAATAACTTGTTATTTGGTCAAAATGCTGGTAGAACAGGTTATCAGTCCCCTTACCAGTCTATAGCTGGGATAACAAGTGGTAGTAACCAAATACATATGGGTAATGAAAACCATACTACAGCAAGAATACAGATTAGCTGGACAGTAAATTCAGATGCAAGAGATAAAACAGATGTTAATCCTTTAGATTTAGGATTAGAATTTGTAAAAAAACTTAATCCTGTTACGTACAGATGGGACAAAAGATCAGACTATGAAGATAGAACACCTGATGGAACTAACAAGTTACCAGAATTAACACTAGGGTTTTTAGCACAAGAAGTTGAAGTTGTTGAAAAATCGTTTGGCTATGATGTAGCTAATAAAACTAATTTAGTTGTTGATAGAATTGTTGACCAAGATCATTACGGTATAACATATGAAAAAATGGTTCCGGTGTTAACTAAGGCAATACAAGAGCAACAAGCAATTATAGATGACTTGAAGTCAAGACTTGAAACTTTAGAAAATAATTAGTATATTCACTAAAATTAGATACTTGCAAAAACAGGTGATAATAATAAATAGTTAAAATTAATAAATAAAAAAACAAAAATTATGGCAATTACTTACACATGGGGCATCACGGCTATGAAAAAGGCACCCAGTCTCGACGGTTTGTCGGATGTGATTACACACGTAAATTTTAAATACGTAGGAACAGATAGTGAAAAAGATTCTGATGATAATTTTTACACTGCTGAATTTTCAGGCGCCTGCCCAATAAGTGCGCCTGACTCTGAAAGTTTTACTGCATTAGCCGAGGTTACTGAAGCTGACGTGATAGAATGGGCAAAAGCAAACCACCCTGTAGAACATATGCAGGAAGTTATTATTAAAAACATTAACGAACAAAAAACACCAAAAAACGTCGAAATCGAGGAATTACCTTGGGCGTAAATTAAATTAAATTAAGTTAAATTAAAATTACATTAAAATTATGGAAAACCAAGAAAACAAAATCAGCCAAGACCAATTAGAAGAATTGCAAGGTTATGTAGGAAAACTAAATAATGCTGCTTCTCAAATTGGAAACCTAGAACTCCAAAAACACCAGCTCAACCACGCTGCTGCTGAAGTTCAAAGCGACTTGCAAAAGTTTCAAGCTAAGCTAGAAGAAAAGTACGGAAAAATTAAAATTGATATTCAAACTGGTAATTTCGAACCCATTGAGGAAGAAGGTGGCGAAGAAATTGTAGGACCAGAAGTATTAAAGAAAGCATAATATAGATAAAACCTATATTAACCATTAACCATGACCTATTTTTATAAAACCTATTCCTGGGGGAACAATAGTACCCAAGGAATACCCGAAGGAACCAGAAAGCTTTGGGAACACATCGTTGAGAAAAAAAACTGGCGTATAGTTCAACTACCTAACGGGTTTTTTCAAGCAGAACATAAAGACCTGAATGATGAATCCAAATGGATAGATGTTACAAGACGTGAAACTGTAGACAGCTGCGAGGCTGCTATTGATGGAAGTATTGAACATTATCAAAAAAAATTAGAGTTTTTAAAAGGACCTAAAGTAGTAAAGAGCTTTAAATAAAACCACTTACCAATAAAATTAAATTAAATGGAATATAATAACCCAAGTGAGATAGTTAAAGATTTGTCCTTCGGGGCAGATGCTAACAATAAAATAATGATAGGTGTAGGAAAATTAACACAAGCTGTTAAGTCTACACTAGGAGCTTCAGGAAAATGTGTAATATATGAAGATTCATTAGGTAAACCGGTTATAACTAAAGATGGTGTAACCGTAGCTGAATCAGTAATATTATTTGATCCTTTAGAAAATATAGGAGCAACACTTTTAAAAGAAGCTGCTAAAAACACAGTGAAAGAAGCAGGAGACGGTACCACTACGGCAACCGTCCTTGCTTACTCACTTTTAAAAAATTGTAAAAAAGAAAAATATAACATAAGAGATATAAAACTAGGTTTACAAACCGGTTTATTTAAAATAAATAATTACTTAGATAAAATATCTATTGATGTTAAACATGATAAACTTAAAGATGTTAGCACTATATCGGCTAACAATGATAGTATTTTAGGTTCTATAATTGCTGATGCCTACAATAAGGTGGGTAAAAATGGAGTTGTATTAATGGAAGAGTCAGAAACTGAAAAAACTTATTACGAAAACGTAGAAGGTGTACAGTTTGACTCTGGTTTGAAATCAAATCATTTAACTACAAACGAAAATAAAGATAAATCTATTTTAGATAATCCTTATATATTAATAGTAGCTTCTCCAATTACTAATATTAGAAAAATACAAGCTGTATTAGAACATATAATTAAAACAAAAAGAAGTTTATTAATTGTGGCTTCTGTAGATCAACAGCCTATGTCTGCATTATTAACTAATAAAGTTAAAGGTAATATTAGGGTTAACGTTGTTGATCTTCCTGGTTTTGCTTCTACTAAAAGAGATACGATAGAAGATTTAGCCTGTTTAACTGGGGCTAAAATAATAGATGAGCAACTAGGAGATGATTTAGACTTAATCCAACCTGATGTGTTAGGTGAATGCTTAAAGTCCATTACAGATGATAAAAACACTGTTCTTACTATAGATGAAGTTAATGAAGAAGCTAAAGAAAGAATAAAAAGTGTGTATAGCAAAATAGAAACAGAGACTAATGCTTTTATAAAAAATAAATTAGAACAAAGAATAGCAATGTTGACAGGTTCTGTTGCTATTATAAAAGTTGGTGCTAATTCAAAAGTAGAGTTAAAAGAAAAAAAAGACAGAGTTGAAGACGCGATATATGCAACTAAAGCAGCGCTACAAGAAGGTATTGTTCCAGGAGGTGGAGTTGCACTTTTAAATGCATCACAAAAAATTAAAGCTGAAAATGTAGGAGAAGAAATATTATTAAACTCAATAAAATATCCTTATTCTGTTATAATAGAAAATGCTGGTTTACCATACTTAGAAAGTAATAAAAAAGGATTTGGAATAAATGTTGTAAATGGTAAAGAAACTAATATGTTAAAGGCTGGAATAATAGATCCTGTATTAGTTACAAAAACAGCTTTAAAAAATGCAGTTAGTGTTGTTAGTACTATAATATCTGCAGATTGTGTAATTTCTAATATGAGAATGAATGCAGGCGATAAATAATTACATCATAATAGAAAAAATAAAAGAAGAATCAAAAAAAGTTAATGGACTTATATTAACTAATAATGATAAAAAAGATATACGTTATTTAAAAGGTCACGTAATAAGTGTTGGTAACCAAACAGATGGTTTAAAACCAAATGATAAAATTTATTATGATAAACATGCTGGCCATATGGTCGAATATAACGATAAAACATATTATGTTATTAGACAACAAGATGTTGTTATTGTTATATGAAACTTTCTTCAAGTGATTTAAAAGAATTACAAATATTAAAATACTATAGAATAGTTAGAAAGTGGGCTTGTAAAACATATAAAATAAAAGAAGCGGACTTAGAACTTCTTATATATTTAGACTGTTTGAATAGATTTTCTATAAAAGATTTTAAAGATGGTGTTTACACATATAGTTGGGATAAACATCGTTGGGAAAGATTAAGAAACGAGGGTTGGATAGATGTTTGGAGAAATAGAAATAGAACAACTATAAAATATAGCATATACTGTGTTTCTTTTAAAACAAAACAATTAATTAGTAGAGTTTACAGAATACTATTAGGTGATGAAGATGTACCTGTTACTAGAAAAAATATTTTTTATAAAAATAAATCATATACTGATAAAGTTTTTAATAAAGCTTTTGATGATATGATAAAAGATAAAGAACGTTAAACCTTAAAATTAAAATTATGCCTTACGGAAAAAAATCAAAATTAGTTAAAAAAATCTCAAAGAAAAAATCTAAGAAAAAATCTAAGAAATAATGCCTGCAAAAAGAGTAAGAAAAACTACTAAAGGTAAAAGTAGAAACTTTCGTACTGTTAAAGAAGGCGCCGGTATGACTAAAGCTGGTGTAAAAAAGTATAGAAAAAACAACCCTGGTAGTAAATTAAAAACCGCTGTAACAGGCAAAGTAAAAAAAGGCAGCAAAGCAGCTAAACGTAGAAAATCTTTTTGTGCTAGATCAAAAGGTTGGACAGGTGAAAGAGGCAAAGCAGCTAGAAGACGTTGGAAATGTTAAAATTATAATTATGGCAAAAAAGAAATCAAAAAAGAATCCATGTTGGAAAGGTTACCAAATGGTAGGTATGAAAAAAAAAGGTGGTAGAAATGTTCCTAATTGCGTTCCTAATAAGAAAAAATAGTGGAAAACTTTGATCCTGAAATATTTGATTTTATAAAAAACTTTAAAAAAAATAAATCTATAAATAATAATATAGGTTTTGGTAATAGTTTAATTAAAAATCAAATAAAAGAAACTCAAGATTTACAATTTTCTAATTCAGGAAGAGGCGGTAATGTTTTAGATGATGATATTGTTTTTCCAGCATTAAAGCGTGGTGCTAAAGCAGTGGACAATGTTAGCGATTTTATAATGGATAAAATGTCTCAATACACAGATTTTTCTGATATATCAAAAGAGAATAAACAGTTTATATTTGATAACGTAAGACCCTTGAGTTATCCAAACATCACTACTATGACAACTACAATGATTAGTTTAATGGGTAAAAAATTAGGAATAAATAACACAACTCCTCCTTCTTTAGATAAAGATGGTGACTACACAATAGGTGATGAAGCTTGGGCTATGTCTTTAGGTTTAGAAACTAAAAATAAATATATTATTAAGCAAAATAAATACAAACCTACTAAATCAAAAAACCCTAATGCTAAATATTATGCTTTAAGTGATGATGTTATTGATTATGAAAAATTGTTAAAAAAAATAGAAAATAAAAAAGTAGGTGATACTGTAAATGTGGAAGGACTTACTCCTTATATACGTGAAGGTTTTATGGAATCTGATAAATTTGAAGGAATAGATCCACTACAAAATTTTCAAGTTAGTGTTGGATATGATAAAGATAAAAAAGAAAAATATATATCTATATATGATAAGTATGATTTTAAAGGACCATTAGAAAGTATAGTAGATGAATTTGAAATATATGATAGAAGATATATAAAAGAAGAAAAAGGTAAGTATAAATTATCAAAAAAATAAATGGAAGAACTAGATCCTAATATACTTAAATTATTAAAAAAATTTAAAGCCAAACCAAGATTAAAAAGATCTGTTAATTCATTGGTAACTAAAAGAATTGATAAAAACAAACTACCTAAATACGAGGATAAAAGAACATATTTTTCTGATAATATAGATTTTGACAAAGCGCCCACGCAAGAAGAATATCAAAATTATAAACAATTTTTTGAAAAAAATTCAAAATCAAATTTAAAAATAAAAGAATCTAATAGATTAAAATTAGCATTAAGATATAGAGATTTTTTTAATAAAGAAGGTATAGAAAAAAGTGAGAGCATAGAAAGATATGATCCTAATTATCACAAGAATCGTACAATACTAAACTTTAATTTAGGTGAAATAAAAAACAATGCATTAATTAAAAGATTTTCAGAAGAAAGAAATAAAAAGCTTGTTAAATTAATAAATGAAAATGTAAATTTTGATACATATAGTGTATTATCAGAAGAATCATACAATAATCGTATACTTGATAAAATAGATAATTTCATTAACATTAGAAACAAAATAAAACCTAAAGATTCAGTTTCTAATATTAATCAAAAATATTATTCTTATCGAAGTGAAGAAAATGAAAATACGTATCAAATTCAACATAATCCTAGACAAGGATACTACGCGTATGATAAATATTATGATAAATATTATCCAGAAAATATTTATAGAACCGTTTTAGACACAAAGGATAAAGATTTTATAAAAGTAAATGAATTAGATAAATCTAGAGGAAAATATAACACAGATAAGTATTCATATCATGCTAGAGATTTTAATAGATATAATTTAGAGGAACAATTAAACTTTGGTTTATCGAGACCTGTTTTTCATGATGAAAAAGGAAAATTCACAGGCCTTGGCACTATAGGTTCATATGATGTTGGTTCAAAAACAATTCATTTAAGTCATAGAATGGCTCAAAATCGAGGTACGGGTTCAGCATTTTTCCTCCCTTCAGAAAGTATTGACAATGTTGAAAACATATTGTTACATGAAGGTTTACACGCAACAGAGTATCCTGTAGGTAAAGTGCCAACAATAGCCCCAGGAACACGTGGTTTTGCTTTTGGTCAAGAATCACCTACAAACCCAACTCACCTTTCTGGTTTAGATGCTGTTTTAGGTTTAGCTTATAAAACCAAATTTTCAACAAGGGGTCCTAATCCTTATAAAAACCAAAACATGGAGTTTGGTGCATGGTTTGAGCAAAATTTGTTAGAATCAAAAAAAGAAGGTAAATTTAAAGGAGGAATGCTTTTTAGAGGAATAGACTTCCAAGAAGAAAATAAAAAAGAAGATCCAGGATTAGCTAAAAGAAATAGAATAAAATTTTTACAATCAATATTAGATTAAAATATGAAATCAAAAGGTTTAGGAGATACTGTAGAAAAAATAACAAAAGCCAGTGGCATTAAAACTATTGTAGATAAAGTTTCTAAAGGTTTGAATATTCCATGTGGTTGTGAAGGTAGAAAAAAACGTTTAAATGAAATGTTTCCATATAAATAAAATAAAATGAGTGATAAAAAAAAGAAATTTGCACAAACTACTGTAGGTAAACTTTTATTTGGTGCTGCATCGTTAGTAAACCCTACTTTAGGTAATTTAATTAGTGGAGCTTCAACACCAGCAGAAGCTATAGCAGCAATAGGTAAATCTGACGTAAGTAATGACGATAAAATAAAATTACAACAGCTTATATTTGAACAACAAAATAAAGAAATGGAAAGCATCACTTCAAGATGGCAAGCAGATTCTATGTCAGATTCATGGCTTTCAAAAAACGTACGTCCGCTAGTTTTAGTGTGGTGTATTGTTATATTTTCATTAGCGGGTATATTAGATAGTGTAGAATCAATACCATTCCATATAGGTGAAACATGGAACGATACTTTTGAAAAAGTTATGATGTCAGTTGTATTAGCTTATTTTGGAGGACGAAGTGGAGAAAAAGCAGCAAGTATATTTAAAAAATAAAATATGAATTTAATTAGAAAAATAAGTGTAGGCAGAGACTATAAAGACTCTGCAATGCACTATGCAGTTGGCCAAGAAGTATATGGTGGCCATATTATATGTGATATTATTGAAAAAGAAGAAAAATTTAGTATATTTATAAAAAAACAAGGTGAAATACTACCTTGGAAAGATTTTAATAAAAATATGGCTGTTAGTGTAGAATATAATTTACAATATTAATGCAAAGTTTATATGCTTTTATTGTTGAACCTATTAAATCAAGATATAATAATATTAAAAAAGTAGGTGAAAAAAACTTAATATTAAATACCGAGATACAAGATCATAGATATGTTAATAGAAATGCAATTATATTATCTGTACCTAAAAACATAAAAACAAATATAAAAATAGGAGATGAAGTAATAGTTCATCATAATATATTTAGAAGATATAATAATATAAGAGGTGAAGAAGTAGATAGTTCATCTTACTTTAAAGAAAATAAGTATTTTATTTATTTAGATCAAATTTTCATGTATAAACAAAATAAAACATGGAAATCAATTGATGATTTTTGTTTTGTAAAACCTATTGAAAAAAATAAGTTTTTTTCTACAGAAAAGGAAAGTGAATTAATAGGTATCGTTAAGTATATAGAAAACAATAAAATTATTAAAAAAAATACACTAATTGGATTTACTCCAAATAGTGAATATGAATTTATTATAGATAACGAAAGACTATATAGAGTTCCAATTAAATCAATTTGTATAAAATATGAACGTCAAGGACACGAAAAAGAATATAATCCAAGCTGGACATAAAGCTGTAGATGAATTAATAAAAGTAGCTAAAGAACCTATAGTAGATTCAGATGATGATATATCTGCTGATAGATTAAAGAATGCTGCTGCTACAAAAAAACTAGCTATATTTGATGCTTTTGAAATACTAAATAGGATACAGGAAGAAGAAAGTTTATTAGAAAATAAACCTATAGAAAAAAAAGAACAGAGTTTTAAAGGTTTTGCTGAAAGAAGATCTAAATAATGTACGAACAAAGTTTATATAAAATAATAGAACCTATTAAAAAAACTACTATTAATAGATTGAATAAATCAAAAAAATGGGAGTATGGTTATAACAAAGAATATGATTTAGTAGTTATAAGTAAAACAGGTGAAATAGGAGATGTGTATAGCATACAGAACTTAAAAATAGCATTGCCTAAAACACAAAAAGTTTCTAATGAAAACAATAAATGGCAACAACACGAATATCCTAAGGAACTAAAAAGAATTAAAAGTATATTTGACTGGAAAGAACTACCAAATGAATTTAAAGAAAAATGGCATAAATATATTGACAGAGAGTTTACGAGACGTGAAGAAGGTCATTGGTTCAATAATAAGGGCAATTCTACTTATATTACTGGGACTCATTATATGTACTTGCAATGGACAAAAATTGATGTCGGAAGACCTGATTTTAGAGAAGCAAACAGATTATTCTTTATTTTCTGGGAAGCATGTAAAGCAGATAAACGATGTTATGGAATGTGCTATCTTAAAAATAGACGTTCAGGTTTTTCATTTATGGCATCAGGAGAAACTGTCAACTTAGCAACTATATCTTCTGACGCACGCTATGGTATATTGTCTAAATCTGGAGCTGATGCTAAAAAAATGTTTACAGATAAAGTAGTACCAATATCGATTAATTATCCATTTTTTTTTAGACCTATACAAGATGGTATGGATCGACCTAAAACTGAGCTTGCATATAGAGTACCTGCATCAAAATTTACACGTAAAAGACTAGAATCTAAAGATAAACCTCAAGAAATGGAGGGATTAGATACAACCATTGATTGGAAAAATACGGGTGATAACAGTTATGATGGTGAAAAGCTTGCACTTCTTGTACATGATGAAGCTGGAAAATGGGAAAGACCAGAAAACATATTGAATAACTGGAGGGTTACAAAAACAACCTTGAGGTTAGGTAGTAGAATTATAGGTAAATGTATGATGGGTTCAACAAGTAACTCTCTTGATAAAGGTGGAAATAATTTTAAACAATTATATTATGATTCAGACGTCACAAAAAGAAATAAAAATGGACAGACTCGCTCTGGATTATATAGTTTGTTTATACCTATGGAATGGAATTACGAAGGATTCATTGATACTTATGGATTACCTGTATTCGACACACCAAAAGAAGCAGCTATTGGACCTCATGGTGAAACTATCGACATCGGGGTCATTGAACATTGGGAAAATGAAGCAGATGGTTTAAAAAGCAATCATGATGCTTTAAATGAGTTTTATAGACAGTTTCCAAGAACAGAGGAACATGCTTTTAGAGATGAAACAAAAAATAGTATATTTAACTTAGTTAAATTATATGAGCAAATAGATTACAACGAAGATTTAAAAAGTAGTGGTATTGTTACTAGAGGTAATTTTCAATGGAAAAATGGAGTTAAGGATACTGAGGTTAATTTTTATCCCGATATGAAAGGTAGATTTTATATTTCATGGATTCCACAAATGAATTTACAAAACAATGTTGTAATGAAAAATGGTTTTAAAAAACCAGGTAATGAACATATTGGTGCTTTTGGTTGTGACTCTTATGATATATCAGGTACTGTTGACAGAAGAGGATCTAAAGGTTCTTTACATGGTTTAACTAAATTTAGCATGGAAGATGCGCCAATAAATACATTTTTTTTAGAATATGTTGCAAGACCACAAACTGCAGAAATATTCTTTGAAGATGTACTTATGTCTTTAGTTTTTTATGGGATGCCACTATTAGCTGAAAACAACAAACCTCGTTTACTTTATTACTTAAAAAGAAGAGGTTATAGAGGGTATTCTATGAATAGACCTGATAAAACATATAGTAGATTATCAACAACAGAAAAAGAAGTTGGTGGTATACCTAATACAGGTGAAGATATTAAACAAGCTCATGCTGCTGCAATAGAAACATATATACAGCAACATGTAGGAATAAAACCTGATGGATCTTACGGTTCTATGTATTTTAATAGAACATTAAATGATTGGTCAAAGTTTGATATAACAAATAGAACAAAATTTGATGCTACTATAAGTTCTGGATTAGCTATAATGGCTTGTAATAGGCATTTATATACTCCTAGAGCGGATAAAGTAGTTAAAAAACTAGATTTTGGATTTAAAAAATACGATAACAGAGGATTTTCTTCAAAAATAATATAATTAATGTCAAAACAAATAACAAAAGGACGGTTTCCTAGCCAATCAGCTAGTGATGGTGAAAAATCTTCATCTACATATGGTTTAGAAGTTGCAAAAGCTATAGAAGCTGAATGGTTTAAAAGAGATTCAGGTTCTGTTAGATACTATGCTAATAGAGATCAATTTCACAGATTAAGGCTTTATGCTAGAGGAGAGCAGAGCATACAAAAATATAAAGATGAATTATCAATTAATGGTGATTTATCATATTTAAATTTAGACTGGAAGCCAATACCTATAATTCCTAAGTTTGTTGATATTGTAGTAAATGGTATATCAGAAAGAATGTATGATATAAAAGCTTATTCTCAAGATCAAGCTTCTATAGATACAAGAACAAGTTATGTTGATTCTATTGTTAGAGACATGAAAAACAAATCATTATTTGATGAGTTACAGGATTCTTTTTCAATTAACATGTACAATAATGACAGAGAAACTTTGCCAGAAACACAAGAAGAGTTAGAACTTCATATGCAACTTGATTATAAACAATCAATAGAAATAGCTGAAGAAGAAGCAATAAATAATGTTTTTGACTATAATAAATATGATTTATTAAAAAAGAGATTAGATTATGATTTAGCTGTTTTAGGTATTGGAGCTGTTAAAAATAGTTTTAATACTTCTGAAGGTATAAAAATAGATTATGTAGATCCTGCTGATCTAGTTTATTCATATACTGAATCACCATACTTTGATGATATATATTATGTAGGAGAGGTAAAAAGAGTTAGCTTGATTGATTTGAAAAAACAGTATCCTGAATTAAACAGTGATGATATTAAAGAACTAGAAGACTCTAGCAATAGTGCTATGTTATATAATAAGTCTTATTCTTCTGCAGATTCTCCAGATAATAATTACGTTTATATTTTATATTTTGAATATAAAACATTTAATAATCAAGTTTATAAAATTAAAGAAACATCAACTGGTTCACAAAAATCTATAAAAAAGACTGATCAATTTGATCCACCAAAAAATGCAGAAAACAGGTTTCAAAAAGTAAATAGATCAATAGAGGTTATTTATGAAGGTGCCAAAATAATTGGATCAAATAAACTACTTAAATGGAAGTTAGCAGAAAATATGACAAGACCATATTCTGATATAACAAAAGCACAACTATCTTATAGTATTGTTGCTCCACGTATTTATAAAGGTAAAATAGAATCTTTAGTAAGTAGAATGACAACGTTTGCTGATATGGTTCAATTGACTCATTTAAAATTACAACAAGTATTATCAAGAATGGTACCGGATGGTGTTTATTTAGATGCTGATGGTATAGCTGAAATAGATTTAGGTAACGGAACTAATTACAATCCACAAGAAGCATTAAACATGTATTTCCAAACGGGTTCTGTTATAGGTAGATCTATGACTGGTGATGGTGAATATAATCATAGTCGTATGCCAGTTCAAGAATTACAATCATCTTCTGGTGGACAGAAAATAGCTAGTTTAATTCAATCTTATAATTATTATTTACAAATGATTAGAGATGTGACTGGTTTAAATGAAGCAAGAGATGGTAGTATGCCTGATAAAAATGCTTTAGTAGGTTTACAAAAAATAGCCGCTGCTAATTCAAATGTTGCTACTAGGCATGTTTTACAAGCTGGATTATATTTAACTTTAAAAACAGCAGAAGCAATATCATTAAGAGTTTCTGATGTGTTACAATATGGAAATACAACTCAAGCATTTATAAATGGTGTTGGTAAATTTAATGTGGCTAGTTTAAAAGAAATACAAACGTTACATTTGCATGATTTTGGTATATTTTTAGAATTAGCTCCAGATGAAGAACAGAAACAAATTCTTGAAAATAATATTCAAATGGCATTACAACAAAAGCAAATAGAAATAGAAGATGCTATTGATGCGAGAGAGGTTAAAAATTTAAAACTTGCTAATCAATTACTTAAACTAAGAAGAAAGAAAAAGTTTGAAAAAGATAGACAACTTCAAATGGAAAATATTGAAGCTCAAAGCAGATCAAATGCACAAGCTGCGCAGGCTGCTGCTCAGAGTGAAGCTCAGAAAGAACAGGTGATAATGCAAGGTAAAGCTAAAATGTCAGAAATAGAACATCAATTTGAAATACAAAAGCTTGAAAGAGAAGCTGAAATTAAAAAAGAATTAATGTTTCACGAGTTTCAACTTAACATGCAGCTTAAACAAGCTGAAACACAGGTGATAAATAATAAAGAAGAATACAAAGAAAACAGAAAAGACAAAAGAACAAAAATACAAGCTACACAACAAAGTGAGCTTATAAACCAGCGACAAACTGGAAAACCACCAAAAGATTTTGAATCTGCAGGATTTGATAATTTAGGTGGATTTGGATTAGAACAATTTGATCCAAGATAATTTTTTAAATTTTATAATATTTTATTATGTCAGAAATCAAAATGAAACCAGTTGAAGACAATTTGTCTACAGCTGAAAAAGAACAAGAATTAGTCGATCAAACTAGTGGACAACAAGAAGATGGCGTTTACAAAGTTGATTTAACTAAACAACCAGAAGAAAAAACCGTTGAACAACCTCCTGTTGAAAAAGTAGAAGAAGCTAAAAAACAAGAGGAACCTGTTGAACAGATTAAAGAGGAAGAAAAACAAGTTGAACCTCAAGAACAAGAAGAAGTAATAACATTAATTAAAGAAGAAAAAGATGGCATACAAGTGCAAGAGCAAGGGCAAGTACAAGAAAAGCAGCCCGAAGAAAGTCAAGTCTTACAAGAAGAAGTAAAACTAGAATATCCTGAAGATGTTAAGAAACTCATGGATTTTATGAGTGAAACTGGCGGAACATTACAGGATTATGTAAAATTAAATGTTGATGTTGAATCACTAGGTGATGATGACCTATTGTTAGAATACTACAAATCAACAAAACCTCATTTAAACAATGATGAAATCAATTTTTTGTTAGAGGATAAATTTTCTTATGATGATGAAATAGATAAAGAAAGAGATATTAGAAGAAAAAAATTAAACTACAAAGAAGAAGTCGCTAGCGCAAAAAAATATTTAGCTAACGCAAAAAGTAAATACTATAATGACATAAAATCTGGTTCTAATTTTTCTCCGGAAATTAAAGAAGCTATAAATTTTTATGATAATTATAAAAAAGAGCAGAACGAATTAACTGCTCAGCAGCAAAAGTCAAATGAACATTTTGTTAATCAAACTAATAATGTTTTTAGTGATAAATTCAAAGGTTTTGAGTTTAAAGTTGGTGAAAACAAGTTTAGATACAACGTAAAAGATGTTCAGACAACTAAACAAGCACAAAGTAACATATTAAGTGCATTTGAGACGTTCTTAGATGACAAAAACATGTTAAAAGATGCTAATGGTTATCATAAGGCACTTTATGCTGCTAGAAACGCTGATTCAATAGCGAATCATTTTTATGAACAAGGAAAGTCAGATGCTATAAAGCAAATGTCTGCAGAAGCTAAAAATATTAATATGGATCCTAGAAGGATTGGTCAAAATATAGATTCTGGAGGAATGAAAGTGAGAGCTATAAGCGGCGATGATAGTTCAAAATTAAGAATTAAAATTAAAAAATAACTTTAAAAAAAACAAATTATGGCAATTACATTAGGGAGCGGAACTACAACTCCAGCTCCAGTTAAACAAACTTTGTCAACAAACTACATTGACTTTACATCGGCTGCAGAAAAAGGATGGGCGCAACAATATCTTCCAGACTTATATGAAGCAGAGATCGAAAAGTTCGGTGATAGATCTGTTGGTGGGTTTTTAAAAATGGTAGGCGCAGAAATGCCTATGAGTTCAGATCAAATCATTTGGTCAGAACAAGGAAGATTACACCTATCTTACTCAGGTGGTACACTAGTAGCTGATTCGAGTGGTTCAAATTCTATAACAGGACTTACTGATCACGCTATTAGAGTAGGACAAACCGTAGTGGTAAGTGATGGTACAGCTGTCGTAAAAGCTTATGTATCAGCGGTTGCTTCATCAGCAATAACAGTTAAATGTTACACAAACTCTACTGGTTGTGTTGGTGGAGGTTTAACAGCTGGATCTGGAATTAAACTTTTCGTATACGGTTCTGAATTCAAAAAAGCTGACACTGGTATGAACGAAGCGGTTAAGCCAAGTTTCCAGTCTTACACTAACAACCCAATTATCTTAAAAGATAAATATGAGATCTCTGGATCTGATGCTTCTCAAATTGGATGGGTTGAAGTTACAGGTGAAGCTGGTCAGTCAGGTTACTTATGGTATATCAAAGCTGAAGGTGATACTAGAAAGAGATTCGAGGATTACTTAGAAATGGCGATGATTGAATCAGAAAAAAATGTTAATACAAATTTAGCAGACATCGCAGGAACTGAAGGTTTATTTGCTGCGGTAAAAGATAGAGGTCACATCCATGAAGATGGTATTGACGGTTCTTCTGCTTCTGATGATTTAGCTGATTTTGATAACATGCTTAAGAAATTAGATAAGCAAGGAGCTATTGAGGAAAATGTATTATTTTTAAATAGAGATTTATCTTTAAATATTGATGATATGTTAGCTGCTCAAAACTCTTATGGTTCTGGTGGTACTTCTTGGGGATTATTTAATAATTCTGAAGATATGGCGATCAACTTAGGTTTTTCTGGTTTTAGAAGAGGTTCTTATGACTTCTACAAAACTGACTGGAAATACTTAAACGATGCATCTACTAGAGGAGAAATTGCTTCTGATGTTACAGGTATATTAGTACCAGCGGGTACTTCATCTGTTTATGACCAAATTCTTGGTAAAAACATCAAAAGACCTTTCTTACACGTAAGATACAGAGCTTCACAAGCTGATGATAGAAAATTAAAATCTTGGATCACAGGATCTGTTGGTGGAGCATCTACTAGCGATCTTGATGCGATGGAGGTACATTACCTATCAGAAAGATGTTTAGTTGTACAAGCTGCGAATAACTTCGTACTGTTTGGTAACTTTGCATAATACTTAACGTAATTTTTACCCTCGTTTTATCAACGGGGGTAATTATTACTTTTATTAATTTTTATTATATTATATCATGACAAAAACAAAAAATAAATGGTCTATCAAGGATAGAACATATATACTGAAAAACGACCTATCTCCTTTAACCTTTACAATGAAAAGTAAAAACATATATTGGTTTGATGAAGAGCAAGGTTTTGAAAGAGAATTAAAATATACTGTTAACCAAAAAACTCCATTTGTAGATGATTTCAAAGGTGATGCTAGATTAGGTCACATTATATTTGAAGATGGTATGTTAATAGTACCAAAACAAAAACAAACACTACAAAAATTATTATCTTTATATCACCCTGGATTAAATAAATTATACTTTGAGTATGATCCACAAGAAGAGGCTAAAGATGACTTAGTAGAGCTTGAACAAAGAATAGAAGCTTTAAATGCAGCTAAAAATTTAAATATAGATGAAGCTGAAGCAATAGTAAGAGTAAATGTTGGATCTTCTGTTGCTAACATGACATCTAAAGAAATAAAAAGAGATTTATTAGTTTTTGCTAATAATGATCCAGAATTATTTTTAGAACTAGCAGCTGATGAAAATGTAAACTTAAGGAATGTAGGTTTAAAAGGCGTTGAAGCAAACATAATAAAACTATCAAATGACCAAAGAACTTTTCAGTGGGTTAGTAATGGTAGAAAATTAATGACTGTACCTTTTGATGAAAACCCATACTCTGCGCTTGCAGCTTGGTTTAAGACAGATGAAGGAGTTGAAGTTTTCCAAACATTGGAAAAAAGATTAAAATAGTCACATATAACGGTTAGGCCGCTTTATGTGGCCTAACTATTATAAAAAAAAATAAAATATGGCTATAAGTGTAGATAAAATATACAAAACTGTACTTACAATTTTAAACAGAGAACAGAGAGGGCAATTAACACCTGGCCAATTTAATAAATTAGCTCAGCAAGCTCAACTAGAAATATTAGAAAAAACTTTTTATGATTATAATAGAGTTTTATCAAAATCAAATGTTATTGGTTCTAATGACGATTATGGCGATTTAGCAAATAATATAAAAGAAAAAATAGATCATTTTTTAAAATTAAAATCTGTTGCTATAGATACAACAAATGATTTAATAAATTTAACAGATAATGTTACTGATCTTTATAGGTTAATATCTATATATAAAAGTGACAATTTAACACAGTTTGAAGAAATAAAAATATCAGAACTTCCTTATGTTTTATCTTCTAAACTTATCTCACCTAGTAGTTCTTATCCTATATACTACAGACAACAAATAACAGACGGTTCAAATTTAGATGATGCAGTTAAACTACTTCCTAGTACTTTGACTGGTAATGTTAATATACATTATATTAAAATACCTAATACTCCTTCTTGGAACGCTTCTAATACACCTGGACCAAATAATTCTATAACTTTTTCTTCAGCAAATAGTACTAACTTCGAGTTACATCCATCAGAAGAACCTAGTTTAATTACAAAAATACTATCTTACGTTGGTGTAGTAATAAAAGATCCTTTAGTATTACAATCATCATCACAACAAGAGCAGAATAAGTTTAATAAAGAAAATATATAACAAATGGGTTTTTTAGATAATCAAACAGATCAAGCTTACTACGCTGGTTCCCAAAGCTTTAGATGGGAAACTGGGGATCCACAATATTTCACTATAACAACTATAGATCCTTCGCCAACTGCTGTAGGAGATTTTTATGTCTATATAAATGGTAATGTTGTATCTACAACAAACATATCTTTTACTAATTCAAATAAAAGAGTAACAATAAGTAACATAACATTATCTAACAACGATGTTGTAACAGTTCAATTAAAAGAAAAATTGTATGGCGAATATAGATACACATCTTTATCTGACATAGTAAATAATTTTATGTTTTCATATGTAGGCGAAGGGAAAATAATTAATAGAGCAAATAGAAGAGATGTATTATTTCACACAAAAAGAGGTATACAAGAGTTTGCTTATGACATTACAAAGGTAGAAAAAATACAAGAAGTTGAAGTTGGTCACACATTGTCTATACCTATGCCAAAAGACTTTGTTAGTGCTACAAGTATTTCTTGGATAGATGGTTCTGGAATAGAACATATGATTACAAAAGGTTCTAATACATCTAAACCAACAGAAGCTATTGCTCAAGATGATGAATTTAACTACACTTATGACAGTAATGGTAGTATAATTAAAACAACAGCTCTTACTAATGAAAGATTCAAAGGTTTTAATAATTCACAATTAACATATGCCCATGGAAATGATGACTATTTTTACAATAGTGACTTTCCATCAGAAAGATTAATTGAAGCTGGAAAGAGATATGGTGGAGATCCACAACATATGAATAGAAATGGTATATATATAATAGATCAATATAACGGTACTATAAATTTTAGTAGTGAATTAAGAGGAGCTTTAATAACATTAAAATATATATCTGATAGTATGGGTACTGACAATGAAATGAAAGTACACAAGTTTGCCGAAGAAGCTATATATAAACATGTTGCATATTCAATGCTTTCTACTATGGCAAATATACCGGAATATATTGTCAATAGATATAAGAGAGATAGAAGAGCATCTATGAGGCAAGCTAAAATAAGATTATATGAAATAAATATACCTGAATTAACTCAGGTAATGAGAGGTAAATCAAAACAGATAAAACATTAATTAAATGCCTGAAGTTAAAAATACCTTTATAAAAGGTAAAATGAATAAAGATTTAGACCCTAGGATACTACCTGAAGGAGAGTATTTTGATGCAAAAAACATTAAAGTTAGTAGATCTGAAGGTGGTGATGTAGGTGTTGTAGAAAATATACTTTCTAATAATAAAGTTAGTGGTATAGAATCTGATTTATCATCTACTGAAGTTATAGGTCATGTTGTTGATTTTGAAAATAAAAACGTATACTATTTTGTAACTAATTTTTCAAACGCTGATTCTAATATAAAAGCTCCTTCTAGTGCAAAGTGTGCTATTGTAAAATATAGCCCAGATTCATCACCAACTACTACCACAATATTTAAAACTTATAGATTTAATTTTAATAAATCTTTTGCTATACACGGTGTAAATATTTTAGATGGTTTTTTATATTTTACAGATAATTTAAATCAACCAAGGGTTTTTAATGTTGAAAGACCTAATCTATATTCAGATGATCAATATTTTGAAGACAAAATAAGTGTGGCTAAATATGCACCATATTGTGCACCTAAATTTTTAAAACCAAAATATATTTTAACCGTCAATGGTGCTGTTAGTAATAGCGCTACCGTTACAATTTCAGCAGCTAATTCTTCTTTAGCCGCTGATCACGCTGCTGGTAAAAAATTTTTAGTTAGGCATGATAGTTTAGATGATGATATTATTATAAATAATATAAGTTCTACAACTTTAACTTTAAGTGAAAGCGTAACAATAGCCAATGGTCAAAAATTATCAATTATAGGTTCTTCTATGATAGATAATAGTGCAGCTGATTCAGGTATAGACAAAGAATTTTTAAAAGAAAAGTTTGCTAGATTTTCATATAGATATAGGTTTGAAGATAATACTTATTCTATTTTTGCACCCTTCACTCAAATAGCTTTTGTACCAGAAATACAAACATTCACTAATACAGAAAAAGAAAACGCTTATAAAGAAACTGAGGTTTCTACATTTGTTAATTCTATAAACTATTTAGAGTTAGAAATAATGTTACCTACTTTAGATCCTTATAGTGACTTATTAATAAAAGAAATAGAAATATTATTTAAAGAATCAGATAGTTTAGCAGTAAAGGTTTTAGATACTATAGATATAAAAAACATATCTACGTTAAGAAAAGATCCTTCTACAATAACAAACGGTGTTGTTTCTGGAAGTAAAATAAAAAAATATATCAATAACACAGTTAGTGGTTCTACTAACGATAGAAGAAAAGAATTATATTATATATATAGATCAGAAGAGCCTTATAAAATGTTACCCGAATCACAAACATTCAGAGTTTATGATCGTGTTCCAGTAAAAGCATTAGCACAAGAAATAACAGGTAATAGACTTGTATATGGTAATTTTGTTACAGGTAAAGAATTACCTCCTTCTGGATTAAATTTTGAATTAAGTACTGGTTCTAAAAATGAAGAAGATGAATTTCTTTACGAAGAATATAAAAGACACACATTAAAGCAAGATAGAACATATGTTGTTGGTGTTGTCTTTTCAGATAGATATGGAAGACAATCACCTGTAATGCTTTCTAATCAGCATAGTTCATCAATACAACACAAAAGATCGCAAATAAGTATAAATGGAGATTCTTTAAAAGTTATATTTAACGAAGGTGTTGATAGTTCTTTTTTATGGCAAGCTGATACTAACCCTTTAGGTTGGTATTCTTATAGAATAGTAGTAAAACAAACAGAACAAGATTATTATAACGTATATACACCAGGAGTTGTTTGGTATAACACAGGAGGCACTGGTGATAATATGAGTTATTTTCCTATATATGGTGACAATATAAATAAAATACCTAGAGATGAAGTAACAGAAGGAAGTAATATAAACTTATCTACAAGTAGTGTTATTTTAGATGGTATACTAGAAAATGGAGACACTGGTATACAAACTTCTACACATAATGTTATATCAATAGGTAAACTTGATGATTTTGGTATTGTGGATGCTGATAAAGTAGAGTTTTATGATAAAGACAAACAGTATTTGTTTGCACAAATTAAAGGTGGTTATGGTCAGCAGGCTACTGTTTCAGGAGATAATGCACCTTCTTTAGCTGTTTTTGAAACAAAGCCATTTAAATCTAAACTAGATATATTTTATGAAACATCTACATGTGGATTAATATCAGATTTAAATTCTAAAATATCTTCTGGTGGCGGATCTTCTAGTGCCGCTAGTTTAGTATTAAGAAATCTCAATGATGATGCAGATTTAGATGAGTTTATTGAAAGTACAGCTGGTAATTCACATATAATGATTATCAAAGTTTTTGATGCTAATGGCACGCAATTAACACCTGGAACAAATAATTTAACTATAAGTGTTCAAAGTGTTGTAAGGGTAGAAGATAATATAAATCAAAGTTATTTCAATGATTTTAGTGCAGAACAAATTGGAAATACAGATGTAATAAAATTAAAACTTGTAAATGGCCAAGAATTTAGACCTTCACCATCTAACAAATACACAATAACTTTTAGAGCAACAACATCTAGTGGAGCACAAAATTTCACTAAAGAAATATTTGTAACAAATGCAGATCCAGTACTTGCTTTCATACCAAACGCTGATAGAATAGGATATTCAGCTGATGAAACTGGTGTTATTGCTACAGTAAATAGTAGTGGTGAAATATCCGGTAAAAACGGTAGTTCAAACTCAAATCGTTGGACAAATAGATTAACTTATGACAAAGTTAGTGGGTATTCTAATGTTAGCG